TCAGCGCCTGTAGAGTCAGCGCCTGTAGAGTCAGCGCCTGTAGAGTCAGCGCCTGTAGAGTCCGAGCCTGTAGAGTCAGTGCCCGTTGAGCCTGTAGGCCCCGTAGAGTCAGTGCCCGTTGAGCCTGTAGGCCCCGTAGAGTCCGAGCCCGTAGGTCCAATGACAGTGGAGTTCGACGTTTTCTCAATGTTCGAAACCGATGCAGCTAAGTCGGCCATTATAGAGTAACACCCCCATTCTTTAGATATTGGACTCTTAGGGTCAAAGGGCCCCTTATTTCTCCTACATGAACCCGACATATTTAACTACCTATAAATTATTCCTTGTGTTTAGACCAGAATGGCAGAAGAGAAGCATGATGCCGATATAGAGGGTACCCATATTAGCTGGCATGCAAATATAGATACTCTCCTTGCCAAATGGTGCGATAGTGCTAAATGTTATGAATGGATGCATTCCGAGTCCCATTCCTCGTGTGAAAAGAGTGCTCACATGTTCCTAATAACAATTAACTCTATTACAGCAGTATCAGGTATTGCAAATACAATCGTAGGGGGGATTACTGTGAATGGTATTCAGTGTGCCTGGATCTTCGGAGGTATATCTATTCTCGTATCAACCCTTAATATATTACAGGATAAGTTGGGATATAGTCAAAATGCAGTCATACATAAGAAACTCATATCACAATGGTCCTCAATCCGCATGAGAATTGAAGAAGTGCTGTCTATACCATATTCTGCAAGAAAAGATTGCAAAAGTGTGCTCCATTTCTTACGAACGGACATTCGTGATGCCGAGAGAGAAGGAAGTGGGCTTGTTACAAAGGGGGTACGGGATGCCTGCTACGAACACTTCAAAGATGTCGACGGCTTCGAACTCCCCGATATTTGCGGTAGGGTTGAGCACACCCAGATTTACAGAGAGGCCCTTTTGCCTTAGCCTTAAAGAGAGTAACATCTATAACCCAATGGACTTCGATGTTACGGTGACCACGCCCCTTTGCGATATAATGGGATACTTCGGCAGCGATAAGGGGCACTCGCAGATCCTGCGATCAAGGCACAACTACACAACGCTCTACCACCACCTTTTTAACACAATGCGTGATCAACCGATCCGGCTTTTCGAGCTTGGACTCGGTACAAACAATGTGAATGTACCTTCGAATATGGGTCCCGACGGAAGGCCAGGTGCATCGCTCCTTGGTTGGAGGGAATACTTCCCGAAGGGGCAGATATATGGCGCAGACATTGATAAGGAAATTCTCTTTACCTCTGACCGTATTGATACCTTCTATTGCGATCAGACCAGTCCCGAATCAATCGCTGCCATGTGGAAGGAGCCAGGGTTGGAACAGGGGTTCGATATTATTATCGAGGACGGCTTGCACACTTTCTCGGCGAATGTCTGCTTCTTCAAGCACAGTATTCACAAGCTGAATGCGGGTGGATATTATATCGTCGAGGATATCTCGAAGGCGGATATACCGGCCTTTGAGGAAGCAATTGGCGTTTGGAAGGAGGAATATCCCCACACCTTCACCCTTGTAACACTTCCCTCAACGGTGAATACATGGGACAATTCGGTATTGATTATTCAGGCTAAGGAAAGTAACTATCTGGACGCCTATCGATAGGTAGCAGCCCTACCAATAATATCTAGCGGCGGATCGATAATATCTAGCCTCTATAGAATGGCTCCCAACACAACCAGAAAGCGCACCGTCGGCACAAAGGCTTGCGTTTGGCACGGAACTGCGGTAAAGACGTCCGGCGGTCTGACCAGGAAGGACCTCATGAAGCACAAGGGTCGCATCATCAGCAGAAAGAAGCACGCCCTCGGCAAGAAGGCGTTCAAGAACCTGGTGAAGGCTGGCTACAAGCCGAAGAAGGGTACGTTCAAGCTGTTTAAGAAGTAAGAAGTAAGAAAATACCTAAATCTATAATATTCCCACGGTATGATACACTATCATATCATAGGCCTATAGCCTCGACGTATCTGTATATAGATGCCGATCCTGCGGTTCGAAACCCCCCATATATGTTTTTTCCGTCCGAACAACAAAACCTATCACATCCTGCAATGGTGTGCGGTCAAGCGGATGTGGACCCCTTTTACACAGGTAATCCATCCGAATGATATTCGCATGTTCAAATCCCTTGTTCATACAACGGAAGAAGTGAATATCCAACTCCGCCTGAAAGTACTTAGGATGCGATGCGACGGATTTTATCTGCGGGTCAGTGACTTTGAGGGACGCACAGTATCAAGAATCATTCCGATCTGTGTCAAGGCGCCGAATGATTCGTTTCCTCCCTCGTATCTGAAACACCCCACTCCTGCTCCTAGTAGTAGGCTCGACTATTTCAATCGACGCTTGTGGACGTCATATAATGATACTCCTATTGCTACGCTTACGCCTACGCTTACAGAAAAACGCCTACCCGCTCGCATCGCTAGAATCATAGCACGTGATGCGGCGGCGAACAGTGAGCTATGCCCCATTTTACATGATGTGATCAACCCTGAATCATCGGCGGTCACAACATGTTTTCATGTATTTGATAAGATATCGATTGAAACCTGGCTCCAGTCCAATAGCACTTGCCCGGTATGCAAGGAAAGATGTACAATGACCCCTGTATCAGCGCAAAGGCTTCTCGTTGATCCCTAGATAGTAGCCGAACATGGTGGGAATCTTGAAGTAGGCGTGCACGACCACCCCGAAGGCTATCCAGAATAGGAGAAAGGCGAACATCATTGACCACTTTATATCGAACACGTAGGAAAGCCAAAAGGCTCCTAGAAGTGAGGTTACCCAGTCAAAGATCGACATATCGAGTATCTTCTGTTTCCGTAGCTCAGCGAGGTCCATTCTACCTTATACGATAACTTCCATCTTGGCATACTCTTCTATGCAGCGCTTGGAGCACGTCTCGACCAGGAGACCGTTGGCGTAAATTCCGTAATTCATTACGCGATTGTCGTGTTCAAGAGCTAGATGATATACAGTATAGTTCCCCTCGGGCTTATACACTGCAAAGCGCTTATCGACACAGGCAGGGAGACGGTACTTCTTATCAGTGGCATATACCTTTCCAAGTACCTTGATCGTTTCCTCCTTCTCCCCCTCCTTAAACTCGTCGACCAGGATGCAATGGCTTCCTGTTACAATTAAATCCTCCTTGAGCCAAGGAAATTCAGCTTGCGTGCCGATATACAGCTGGTCCTTCCCTCTTTCCGTAGTGGCAGGGTGATAGATCTCCTTCTTACCGATCATGTACATCGGCTTGTAGCCATCGAGCAAGGTTTTCACGAGATCACCCTTTCGCAACTCCTCAATGGGCAGATAGCCCTTATCGGTGAGAATGAGGGTTCCGTCCTTAAAACAGACGACAGGATCTGACGTGAGAAGAAATCTGCCTACAGCCCCGTTATCCATATCTGTCGCATAGAGATATTGACCATTAATCATTACTTCATCGACATGGTATACGCCAAGATCAGGTAGAAGTTCATACACGTTATTATTTATAAGTGTACCCGCGAAGGAGAGTTTTTCAACAAAACCGCCATCCACTCCAACATATAAGGAATTTCCATATGGAGCGATACCATATAGCGTAGCTGTATTTGTGTGAATTGTAGTTATTACAATAGTCCCCATATTAATCTTAGAAATAGAATTTGGACATTGTACGTACATAAATCCATTTACAATGCATAGTCCAATCGGGTTATTTATTGCAGCATCGGACGCCCAGTTATCAAAATAAGTAGTTGTAGGAGTTACTGTGCTTATTTGAATAATATTACTACCGCCCGATGCTGCAATATATAAATATGGTTCATCGCCTCCTGATTCAATAACTAAGCCTTTAGGATTTTCCATGTTGAGACCCGGTACCAGGGTACTATTAAAAATGGCTGTAACATTGCCAGATAGATCAACTGTAGAAATGGAATTATCTCCTGAATCGGAAACATAGATAGTATTGTTGTATGCGGTTATACCCCCAAGATTAAGGAATCCTGTCGCCCAATTGGAATTCGTAATAGTTCCATTAGTTAGATCAGTTTTTGTAATAGTTGTACCTGTTCTAACATACAGATTGTTTCCGAGTACGACCGTGCTACCCGTAGGTGTCGTGTATCCTGTCGAACTATTCCATGCCATCTTCTACTTTAACCAATATATTTACACGGGAACTTTAGACATATACTATTTGTCGGGCGTATGTATCTTTATTAGCCTGCGGCTATACGCTACCCGTAGGCTAGCTCAGCCTGCGGCTATACGCTCAGCTCCTGTCCGTTAGCCTGCGGCTATACGCTGAGCGTAGCTCAGCTCCTGTCCGTTAGCCTACGGCTAACTCAGCCTACGGCTATACGCTGAGCTACGCTCAGCTCAACCATTTCGCCAACGACTGCAAAAGGATAACCGCCTCTGCCTTCGTGTAGAGGGGTGCGTCGTACACATGCTCCGCCGGGTCATACCAGTGAATCGTATTCGTCTGGCTCACCCACGCCACTGCCGCCTTTGCATCCACCAGCTCCCCCCAGTGCTCCTTGAGTTCCTTGCACTTCGCCACCAGCCCACTCCCTCTCGAAGCCAACGTGCGTTCCACCTTGTCAAAGGGATATGCAAGAGGAAATAAAATAGTTTCCCACTCACATCCTGTTACCCCGTCGGAGCAGCCGAGTAAGCTGACATCCTGACCTTGCCAGCGAGACCACAGGCCTCGCGGTATATCACCCAGACCGACACACGACCAAAAGATGCGTACCGGCTTCGGGGCATTTGCCACAAAGGTCGCCAGCATCTGTAACTCAAAGGCGTCCTTGACCCGGAAAATGACGTCCCAGCGTCTGCGGAAGAGAAGCGGATTGCCCAGAGATACTTCCTGACCTTCTTGAATCACGAGGACATTCTTCCCCTTGTATAAGCAGACTGACTCTAAAAGAGAAAAGCGGCACAGAGCAAGTTCTACTGAGTTGATAACGAGTGTCCTGTGACCACGGAATTGTACATCGAGGGAATCGATCAACATCCTTTGCCCCTACCACATATCTTCTTTTACATACTTAGACGCAATGCCAATGCTAAGTTGGCTGCTAGCATCTGTACTTGTACTCCTCATTGATATTCCTTGGCTTGTCTACCAGATGCCCGTCTGGGAGAAGATGGTGCTAAAGATTCAAGGCTCCCCTCTCCGCTTCCGTGGGTGGGCAGCGATTCCTGTCTATGTTGCACTAGGATACCTCCTACTGCAGCAAACATCTGTCCTCGGTGCCGCCGCATCCGGTGTGGCTGTCTACGCCGTCTATGATTTCACCAATCTGTCTATCTTCGATGGATACGCCCTCCAAACTGCGGTAGCCGATAGTCTGTGGGGCGGAGTTCTCTTTGCAACTGCCTATTTCATACATCGTAAGGCCATGCCCAGTGTAAAAGGGCTTGTCTCTGCCTTGGGCGGCAAGTGAGGTCGCTACACATCCTCTTTACGGCCCCGTAGTGGCGGACGAAGTTCCTCCAGCGTCTGATCTGCACTTCGTCTAGGTCAGGGATTCTGCGACCGAGCCAGTAGCGGCAATACCACTGAAACCACCCTCTCTCATCGGGATTCCTTGTAGGATCGGATAAGAGGGTCCCCCTTTTTCTGGTTCTCCTTGTCCCCCTGGCACTAGGGACCCACCCAGACTTCTTCCACGTCGATAAGGGGAGGCCTGAATCTGTCTTAAAAAAGTTCTTCTGAATATCCATTCCTTGGGGAGAGAGAGTCCCTTTCTTAATTGCATCGAGGAACCATTCACGAGGATATTCTAGGACACAGTCGTTCAGATACTTTCCCCCGAAGGCGCCTAGAGAAAGGATCTCGCCAGGCGTAGTATACGGCTCGAACCCTTCGGCGAACCCCTTCCCAGGTTCCTCCGTAAGGGTATACGAATATCCCTTTTTCATCTTATTCCACACATGGATTGTATCCCCTGCGTGGAAGGAACGGAGCGGCTTCCCCTTTTTCAGCAGGGCAAGCATATCGTCGGTTGTTTTTATTTTGAGGACTCGTGGGTCCATCTACTGAAAGGACGGCAGATTTCCATTTGTCTGCTGAATTCTGTCTACCCCTGTGTAGGCATATTCCGTATCCATCTTATCCTTCACATATGTATACACATTCCTCATATTTTGTATAAATTCGGGGGTTCGTATGTCGGTAAAATCGACTGCTCGTGCTCCTGCTGCTCCAAAGTGCTTCTTATGTACCCCCTCCAACTTCTCCAGATACAATCTTCTTGCATCCGTATGATACCGAAATACTGTGGCATATCGGTCGAACATCCGATAGAAGCGAGACCAGTTTTTTCGGCGAACTCGTCTCGATACTCCCCTTTGTATATTACGAATAACCCGCATCAGACTCTTTTTTAGAAAGGTATAGTTGATTAGCCATTCCATTTCATCTAACTTCTTCTTGGGGATACGGGCGTAGACAGCGTCACCTGTAACACGGTTGAAGGCCACCTTATCGGATGGGGTCAGGTAGGGAGCAATATTCCATTGTAGAACGTCGATAGGTAGATGTAACATGGTGACTTATGATCTACGACGAACAGACTTCATTTTTAACTTGGCGAAAATGCTCTTCGATTACATGCTGCGGGAGCCAAATCTTCTTATTGACCACCGCACAATACATGCCCCTATACTCAATATCATCCGCATTCCCTAAGATACGATTGCCACTCGACACTCCTCCGTCAATTCCCACGGCCTTGCACGAGCAGAATATGAAATCGTGCACATGCTTGCTCTCGATCGTATCCAAACACCTTTTACACTGGATTGCATGCCTTATCTGTATATATTTTACACCGCCATATACTATATAGGGCATATACTTACTAGGAACAAATCGTTTAACTACAATAAAATTGTTCCCACCCCCTACCCTAGCCGAAGTCCACATGGAAGCTCTATTGAATGAATGGCGTGCCACTCTTACTGATAAGGAGAAGGCGCTCCACGAACTAGCTGCCATCAAGCTGAAGGCTGAGCAGGGAGAGGAAGGTGACTCGGGCTCCTATTTCCCCGAAAAGTGCCGTGCCTTTCGTTCGTGGTTGGCGAGGACTCAAAAGTAATGTTATATATGATAGTATGGCAACCCAATCGAGTGGACAGGCCCTTCTCATGAAAGAGCGACCCCTCTCGTCGAGAAAAAGCAAGACAATACTTATTGAGCTGAATAGTCGCGATAGGAACTACTTGAACCTTGTTAAATCGAATCCCTTCCAGTATATCTTACCGAGCCCTATCAAAGATATTCGATCCATTGAATTAATTGGCGGCACTATTCCTGCTAAGATAAGCAATGTGAATGCATCCAATAATAAGTTCACGTTTGTTGAATCAGGAGTACGGAGAACTATTGTTATTCCGCCTGGATATTATTCAGAGGAGGCCTTACTTGAAAGCTTAGCGTCCTTGCTTTCCCATGGATCTCAGAGTTTATATGGTATAGAAGTCACCAGCCTTGGTAAATTAGTTATTTTCCAAGAACGTTTTCCCCAACCATTCGGGATCCTTTTTTTATCGTCAGAAACGCCCGATGTATTAGATCCTGTAAATGGGGCCCTGTTGGAAATGAAAACACCGGCCCTTCTTCTCGGGTTTGATATGTCAGATTATTACTCTCTAAATGGGGGGATCATGTCACCAAATGCATTTGACTTGAACACTACATCTACGAGAATCTATCTCTATATGAATTTTCAGAACTCTCTCGATCTTTCCTGTATCAGCCGTGGTGCAGGGAGACGATCCCCCTTTGCCATCATATATTTAGATAAGGAGAGTCGTGGCTATAAATTTTTGAACAAGGAAACCCTTTCTCCTATCTCTTACAGCCTCCCCCAGCCAATTGGTCGCCTTACAAATATACAGGTGGAATTTAGGGATGAGTTTCATCAGGTTGTTGACTTTAATGGGAAAGACTTTTCCCTCTTACTGGAATGCACGGTACTGGAATAAGATAAGCGGCCTGAGGCCCCAAAGGCACTTTGTCAAGCCCTTCGGGCTGGCCTAAACTTTTCTCGACATATACAATATATTACACTGAGAAAATTACGCGAACTGATTTCAAGTGCTATGCACACAACGAGTTCGGGTAGCTTTTACGTCACATCGAGAGCCGACATACGTTCGTCCGTTGCCACGTGGAAACGGCATCTCCCTTCCGTCACCCCCTATTATGCAGTGAAGTCGAACCCCGAGCCAACCCTGTTACAGTGGTTGCATAGAGAGGGAGTTCGCTTTGACTGTGCAAGTGTCCGTGAAATCGAGACAGCCATAGATATTGGTGCGTCACCCCTCGACATTGTCTATGCAAATCCTTGCAAGCGGTCGAGCGATATTCAATATGCAAATCGTACCGGCGTACTACGCACCGTAGTCGATTCCATCGAGGAGATTGATAAGGTCGTTGATGAGCAATGGTACGGTGATTCCCTCATTCGTATCCGCGTCGATGATACAAAGAGTATCGTCCCCTTTAGCAGAAAATTCGGCATCTGCCCTACCCAAGTGGGAGAACTGGGTAGGCACGCAATAAGAGAGGGACTTCCCATTGCAGGAATCAGCTTCCACGTAGGCTCTGGGTGTAAGGATCCGAGCCAATATATTAAGGCAATCTTATCGGCCTCCGTGTCGATTGCAACTCTCAGGCAATCAGGACACCCTGCTCACACCATCGATATAGGCGGGGGCTTTGTAGAAGAGGATTTCCAGGCAGCGGCGACGGCAATTCGCACGGTCCGCGGCTATATTCCCTCTGACCTACGTCTCATCGCAGAGCCTGGCAGGTTCTTTTCCGCGGGGAGTCAGTCACTCTTTGTCCAAGTGATTGGGAAAAAGGCGATGGCCGATGGAAAGCCTGGGTTTCGCTATACGCTCGACGAGAGTCTGTATGGACAGTTCTCCTGCATCCCCTTTGACTGTGCACGGCCGACCTGGCGGCGAATAGGAGAGGATGTGAGAAAGAGAACACCGGCCATTCTCTTCGGTCGTACCTGTGACAGCGTAGATGTGATTGCCATGACGGACGACACGGAGGAGCTGTTCGAGGGTGACTGGCTCCTATTTCCGAATATGGGGGCGTATACATCCGTCACGAGCAGCGAGTTCAATGGGTTCCCGCGTCCACCGGTCCTCACTCTGCCAGAGAATGAGTCCATGAAAGCACTCATTCTTCCGTCAACGACGCCGAACGTAACCTATGTTACACCGGTTATTGTTCCAGGGAATCTATCCAGTTATATATCTCCCGTTGTAGTTTGAACTGGAAGGTCGATTGGAAAAGGGCCCATTCTGCATCAGTCTCGTGCCGCTCCTTCACGACAATGAAAAAGGTGCGTAGATCATTGCGACTTATACTGAAGGGATCGGTTTGCATAAAAAGAATGAGTTTTTCCTCCTTCTCTTTTAGCTCCTGTCGCAGTTGCTTGATGACTTTCCCCATGTCTTCGACGACACCCTTGTACATTTGAATGCATCCATTAGAATCTTCGATCATACCGAGATATTCATTGATCATGTCAGGGTCATCTGCTGCTCCTCTGTCCATACTATGACACCACCGTTCCCCTATAAACCTTTCATTTCATTCAAAGCCACCAGAAGATCCGATTTCCCCTTACCCGCCTATAGTGCTCCTGCTGCTTTTCCTGTTGCTTCGCATGCACAGACTGGAGTGCATAGACCCCCTCCTCTACGCTGTGGGTATTGGTATAGGCAGATCCCTTGTATATATGAATGGAGGGTAACTTCTCGATAAAGGTGCAATCATCCGAGTATTTTCTCGGATTGAATGTACGTACTGCAAAGGGGATTGAATTCTCTTCGCAGTAGGTAAGTATTTTATCAAGGGCTGGGGCCACTTGCTCTTTTACGGGATGAATCACACACGTTACAGCAATAGGACGCATAGTACATGAATTCAATAGGTACTACACTTCATTTTTTACACAGGGGCGGGGACAGAGGAAGAGGAACTAGCGGGAGTTGCTGAGCTAGAAGGGGAAGGGGTAAGCGAAGCAACAGGCGAAGCCTTGGGTGAAGCAAGAGGAGAACTAGAGGCAGAAGCCTTGGGAGAAGGAGAAGGCGAAGGCGTATATGACGCAGGAATTGATGATCTAGATGCAGTGGAGCTAGAAGGTGAGCTAGAAGGCGACGTGGAACTAGAGGGGGAACTAGAAGGGGTACTAGATGCAGAAGCCGGCGGTAAAAAGTTACCCTCTTTACCAACCTGAGCAACAAGGTATATAACCGCAGCAGAAAGTACTATAATACTCAGTATTCCAACGAGAGCTGCCATCTATTCTACATATCTATTCTACAAATGCCTGCGTCCACTGTGACCATTCCTCTGTCGGAATAGCCAGCCGTTGCAGAATAGTCTTCGCAACGAGAACCATCTCATCCGGGCTCATATCCATCGTCGACAGCGTAGCCATCTCATCTTGCAGTGCCTCCCTCGCTGAAATGGGAGTTTTAAATGCATCGTCGAATCCAACAAACACATTGAGTAGCCGACTCAGGTGTCCCTGACAACACATACCGAGCGACTCAACCGCCTCTTCATATATACGCTTGTATAAGGCGATCTTGTGCTCTGACGTCTCGATCTTCGCAACAGATGCATCGAGTAGCCGCTTGTACAAGAAGTCATTCTCCTTAATACACCAGGGCTTTTCATACCAGGTATTCATATCGTCCATCGTCGTAAGGAACTTCTTCATCGTCGTAATCTTGCACAGCTTAATGCACTTTATGAATAGGGTCTTCAGGGTATTCTGTTCGGGCGGGATCGGCTCGCTAAGAAGAAGCTCTGTCATCTTCTCGGTCTGCGAGCTAACCTCCGCAGTATGGATATTCTGCGGATCCTTGGCCAGATCAGCTAGGCCCCTTTTACCTCCTTGAAATGGAAGGGGGATCATGAAACGGATTCCGTCGTAGTAGGTATCGATCTCCTGAGTCGTGGCCCCTTGATGCTTCGCTACCTGCAAGGCTGTCTGCCAGAAGACACGGGGCCCAAGAGTGTTCTGCCTCCACTCATGTAACACCATCTGCAAGGCAATTCGCCATGGGACCGCGTCGCGAATTAGGACCTTGGACCGCTCAGCAATCTCGGCATCCTCTTGTACCTTTCTCTCAGCCGCCCGTCGTGTTGCGTCGATCATTGCGGTATGTTTCCTGCATAGCATACTACCCTCGAGTGCAAAGATATCGCACCGCTTCCCATCAGCCTTGATCCCGTGACACCCACCCTCTCGAATGGGACCGGCCTTCTCCTCCTTCTTGTCGAAGGCGGCCTGGTGCCTCTTGCACCGCTCCTTCCCCTCGAGAGCCTCCTTGTTACAGGGTGTGCCCCTAGTGATTACACTAACGCATTTCATGGTGGGACCGTGACCGAAGGAGGTAGCCGTGTTTCAATTTTTCACCCGTGCCTTGCACATTTGCTGTATGCGCAGAACACGTATCCGAATCAGCGACCCTCCTATTACATCCCACTTCCGTGCACACGTATCTCCAGGCCTGGCCATATCTCTTCTTATTTGCCCGCCATGCGGCCGACGAGGCGTCAAAAAATGCCGGAGTAAATTCCATTCCTAAAAGTATCCATTTGCATATGTTTAGGTAGTTATACTATCAAAAAATATGCGGCCCGAGAGGGTTTCGAACCCTCGACTTTCCGGTTAACAGCCGAATGCATCTACCAACTGAGCTATCAGGCCACGCAGGAGGCATCCCGTCCATAGGAGCCTACCAGAGAACTACATTCATTCTTTAAGCTTTGAACGCATACCGCTCGGAGAGAAGAGTCTTTGGATTCCCTGCCGGGTCCATGTCGTACATCTTGCCGTTCGGAAGAATCCAAACGGGAATATCTCGAAACACCCCCTTTGTAATTGTATAGCTATCGGTCTCAAAGGTCCGAATTGGCTTTGCCGCTTCTCTGTACATAATCTCAACTGGTGCTACAGTGGTTAGCGGGGTTGGCACGCTTTGTTTTGGAGCTGGAGCAGGAGCAGATGCCTTCATTGCCGTACTGGCCCTTTTCTTTTGAAGCTTTTTACCTTTCTCCAATTCCATATCCTGCATATCCTGCATACCCTGCTCAGTACCCGAGTCATCGCTTTGAGCCTTGCCCTCGTATTTCCATGCCCCATCGACCCACCCCTCCGCAATCTTCTGATTGACTTCAGCTGCTATCACCCACTCCATCGGCGGTGGCCCAAACCGCTCGACCATCCGCATATACCACGCCCCGCCAAAGATATGCGAGTCATCGGGAATGGGCTCCGTGAGAAGTCCATGTAGTCTCGGCTCATGCCGCACATGCGTCAAACTCTTTTTAGCACAGCTCTTGCAAAGGCTACCGTCATCTCCTCCAGCATCCCTATTACACACAAACAGCTGGAGTGCGTACATCTTGCTGCTTCCGATATAGACACGAGAAGACCATTTGGTCAAACGGGCGTGGCAACGAGACATGATGCTCGATCCATAGGCCGGCCACCATATCAATTTTTATCATTTACCTACTCAAGTGTCCTTGCACTCGGATCGGTCGTTTCAGGTGACCATCTCGGCATCCAATACGGCCAGCAATCACCCACGTTGATGTAATGCTTGTTAAAAAGGATGCGGTACCAATACGCTTCCGCCGTATGAGGAACCGGTGAGAAACGGGTCGCATCGTTTTCCCAGGCATTGCAGACATTCCAGTCATTCCAGTCATTGCAGTCATTGCAGCCAGTCACTGCAACCCTCTCCTGTATCTCCTGGTACCACGACTTCTCCGTAGAGCTGACTCCATCTGAAAATGCCTCCTTCGTTCTCCACAGAACAGATGCAGGAAGCAAGTTCTCCCCCTCGAATGCCTTCCGTAGAAACCACTTCTCACATGTAACCTCTACACACCCCCCAGTAGGTCTGCGATACTCAGTAGGTACAGCCATGGCCATCGCCACAAATTGCTTGTCGAGGAAGGGGGTCCGCGGCTCCAGCCCATGCGAACTGATCGACCTATCTGAGCGAAGTACGTCGTATAAGTGTATGTCATCGAGCAGTCTCTGGCACTCCGCCTCGAACGCCTCGCCGCTAGGTGCCTTGCGGAAATACTTGTAGGAGCCCCATACCTCATCCGAGCCATCACCATTTAACACCACCTTGCAATCGGTATTTTCGCGAATGTATTTGGCCACGAGCCAATTGCCGACCGAGGCCCGCACCGTCGTGATATCATATGACTCGATATCGCGAATCACCTGGGGAATGGCAGCAAACATCTCATCCGCCGTGACAATTACCTCGGTGTGCAGGGACCCGATGAACTCTGCTGCCTTCTTTGCATATTCAATATCAGTACTCCCAGCAAGACCAATGCTAAATGTCTGTAGAGGAGGCTTTCCGTATATCTTCAAATACTTCTGCGCGATGGCACACACCAGTGACGAATCGAGACCGCCGCTGAGAAGGCCGGCGATGGGACGCTCGGTCGTGCAAATTCTCTTAATGACGGCCTCCTCCAAGGCCGCACGAACGAGAGGCATAGGGTCGACGGCAAGCGGCAGCTTCAGCCACGGGGTCACATGGTACTTTCTTTTTACAATGGTAGCACCCACGGTCCAAACCTCGCCAGGAGGAAAGACATAGGTCTGCTGCACGAAGTCCTGGATGGCCTTTCTCTCGCTAGCAAAGAAGAGTCCGCCGTCGAGGTCCTCGCCCCAGAAGAGAGGACGAACCCCGTAAGGATCTCTGCCCACCACTGTAACACCCTTGGCGTCGCGGAGCACAAAGGCGAAGACACCGTCGAGAGCACGAGCTAACGCGACGGGATTTCCGTCTACCGCATCGTAGAGGGGACCAATGCACTCGCAGTCGGATCCTGACTTCAGCTGCATAGAGTGGGTTTGCTCAATCATGGAGGAATTGTAGATCTCGCCGTTGCACATCCAGGAGAGAGTTCCGCAGGGTGAAAAAAAGGGTTGCATGCCCTGCTTTGTTAGTCCATTGATGGCGAGGCGGGTAAAGGCCCACATGCTGTTATCGTATTCTTTGAATTCTACTCCTTCGGGTCCTCGGGCAATGAGGTTCTTGACACCGGTTGTCCAAAAATCTTGGGTATTTTTTGTCGTGTAAACGTACGCCCAGATACCGCACATGCTGTTTTTATATTGGTGGATGTGCTTAGGCCTTGAGGCCTTCAGGCATTCAGGCCACTCAAGGGCTCTCATCCGTGTTCCGCCGCCGCAGGTTTTTCTTGTCTTCTTTCTTCTTCTGAGCATCGGCAAACACTTGCTCCGTATACTCGTGCGTCTCCTCGTAGATGTTTACAAGCTTCAGGATGCGAGGAGCCAGGAAGGAATAGAGCGTGTTTCCAATCTCGCCGAGCTCATCGATGATTATTTCTCCAGTAGCAGTAACATTCATCTTGACGGAGTAGACCTTCTTGGTCCACGCCGCCTTGCATACCCTCAGGCACAGGGGGCAGCGATCTTCTCCTTCGCTAGACGCTTCAGAACAATACTTGCACGGCAGCGAGCAGGGCGGTAAATGGTTCATCTTGTTGAGGAGCCGGCTCTCTTTGAGAAGCCCATCCTTTTCGTAAGTGCACACCTTTAACACAACCGTTCCCACATACTCCTTGGTGGGCGATCCGTAGCCAGACACATCTGCGTAGAGACCATCTGATGCCACCAGGTAGGGGAGGTCCTGGAAGACGGAGGCGAGCGAGATGTCAACGAGCGATGAGATCGGCATGGTAGGTACTCATTCATACGCTTGAGGAAACTTCACTTTTTATTGATAAGAAGGCCCTCAAGACGGATGCGGTACTTGTAATAGGGAACGAGGAGACGAGGATACTTGCTTCCTTCGCCTTTCATCCACCGCATGAGGTTGGTGTGGAGCTCACGCAGCTCTTCTAAGGATAGATTTGACAGCTCGGTCTCAATGGGATACATCGATTCTTTCTTGGTGGGGATCTTGATTCGCAGCTTTGCAAAGCTATGGCTAAGGTCGTCGATAACCGCCATGGCCACAGGTGCGAGCGTATCTGCCAGCTTTACATCCTCGACCTCTGACTCGACTTCGACTTCGACTTCGACTTCGACTGCTAGCTTTTCGTCGCTTGATACAGCCGTCATGTTCACCTGCTTCGGTGCCTCCACCACCGTGTTTACCTTGGCCTTGCACTGGTAAAATGCCTGCGAGCCGACAACTCGTGCCTCAGGTGGGTAGAGCCCATCGAACCAGCCGTACCAGTCGACATTCGTGTTGTAGCGGCGGAAGCAGTCAGAGCAGCAATTGTAGCGATCGTCATTGCTATCACAGATACGCCGCTTTACCGAGTTCCCGCATTCCTTGGTGCTATAGAACGGCGGCGACACATTGTCAAAGGGGTAGACCTTGTCTAGGACACGGGCTTGGCACTTCATCAGGAGACAGGAGACTTATTCTACAGGAGCCGACGGTTTCAATTTTATTTGCAAGACGTAGCCAAAGGCTCGCAAGACGTAGCCAAAGGCTCGCAAGACGTAACCAAAGGCTCGCAAGACTTAACCAAAGCCCCACATATAGACCAGATGGAGGACGCCCTCTACGATAAACTCTTTAACACCTTACTCAGTCTGAGGGATGCAAGAGATCATTTCAAATGCTACAGTTCAACCGATTTGAAGCGGCTGATAGCCTCGAAGAAAAAAAAGGCCATGCAGCATTTATATACGCTTGAGGCAGAAATTGCTCATCTGCGTAAGGCCTTTAGCGAATACTCGCCACATATTCCTCCACCCGCTTTATCTCACGAACCAGATACTCAAGATCCCCGTTGATGATGAAGGTATTGCGTACATTTTGTATAAGAAGGAATCTCTTTTCTTCCACGAACTTTTTGTATTGGAGGGTTAGATCTCCTTCTGCATTTCCCCCTTCTTGAATAGCCTTAGCGATCGCCACATCCATCGATGTCTTACCATCGTTTTTATAGTAGTCGTACGCCCAACCACTTTCTTTGTCACGCAGGATATTCTCTACCACCGCATTGTATTCCATTTGACCTAATCTTGCATTTTGTATTGTTTCAACTTTATACGTATCTTATACGGTAGTCCATTCTACCGAATTATACTGACGGTAACGCATGGGCGTGTCATACAGGCCCTTTAGGACCGCCAGAATCTGTTCCACCGAATTATGTGAATAGACGCGGAAGATGACGCGGGTCGTGACGAAATCTTGCAGGTGGAGGTGCTCGACATCAAAGCCTTTCAGACATTTCTTCACAGCCTGATCGTCCCACTCGATCTCTTCGTCGAACTCAATCTCGTAATTCATATACCAGCCCATGTTTGCTTAGATATTTCAGGGAATTTTGTTCAATTTTTTATTGATGCATGAATCTATCTCTTAGACTATTTGCTGAGCTCCCGCCTCCAAGAGAATACGAGCCGTCTCTGCACATCCATCTGCCGCAAACATGAGAGGCGTGCGGCCGTACGATGTCTTCGCATTCACGTCAGCACCAGCGGCTATCAGCAGTCGCATGATGGCATGGTCGCCAGATTCACTCGCCTGCATGAGGAGCGTATGATTGTCCCAATCGGCCGTATTCACATTGGCACCAGCGTCAATCAACTCTTTTACAATCTCCGTGTGACCCATGAACATCGCAATGTACATAGACTTCGGCTCATTCACATTGGCACCGGCGGCAATCAGCATCTTCACGATGTTTGTGTGCCCGTTCTCGCATGCATAGTACAGTGCAGTTTGACCATTGTCCGTTTGCATGTTGACCTTAGCACCACGCTCAAGAAGCCAGCGGACGCGGCCGATGTGGCCTTTCATGGCAGCCCACATGAGCCGCGTATAACCACCCGTACCCTGAAAATCCTTGGCGGCATCCCATAGGAGCTCGTCGTCACGAAATGTCTTGGAGGCAGAGAGGAAGGGGCTCACGCTGAAGCCCTGGTTGGCGGTGAAGGTGGCGACGCTCAAGAGAGTGTCCATGGTGGTACTTGTATAGGTAAGGCAGACAGTTTCAATTTTTACTAATATAGCAAGGCCTTCTACCAACTGATATCTTGGCACGTTATTCAACAGAAATGTGTATGGGGCTAAAGATCCGCAGAATACTACGAATACATGATTCGGACGGAAAGTCTAGCACTACTTGAAAAGGGGTATACGGAACTAGACCCCTTTCCGTATATTGTTATTGACAATTTCCTAACCGACGAGGCCATGCAGAAGGTTCTCGCCGAGATCCAGTCACTTAATTCAAAGGATGCCTATTATAAGGCAACGCACAAGCCGAACGCTCTCGAATATAACAAGTACGCCTTTAACACAAATCTTGGACCGGCTGTCTCAGAACTCTTTCAGCAGCTGGTTTCTGACGAGTTCGTGGCAAAGGTGGAAGCGTTGACAGGCATTCAGGGCATTATTAAGAATGACCTGAGCCTATCAGGGGCGGGCGTACATCGCATAGCGAATCAGGGATATCTGGCGATTCACACCGATTTCAACACATATAAGCATACGAGCCTGGGAAAACTGGATCGGCGCATTAACATTCTTATTTACATGAACCCAGAGTGGAAGGAAGAGTATAAGGGGAGCTTATGGCTCTGTGATGCAAGGGAGCCGAAAAAAAAGGTTTTGCCTATCATCAATCGCTGTGTAATCTTCAATACTACGAGTAAGAGCTTCCATGGACATCCAGAGAGATTGTGCCTTCCTGAGGGTATTTCCAGGGAGTCGATCGCCTGTTACTACTACACTAAGAATGTGAATGATCCTCTTGACTTTGAAGGGCTACCTCAACACGAATCTGCCATGATCTATAAGAACTTCAAGTATGACTTCTGAAAAAAGGACGCCTCCTCTTTCTTCTTTTTTTTTACTCATCGGTCACGGAAGTCCAGATATATACGAGTATAAGTACTACGAGCAGGAGTACGGTCATGTCGCGTGAGGTTTGGTAGGGGTTCAGCATGTTGTGACTTCTAGGTAGGGCTGGGTTCGCTTCAATTTTTTTAAATGTCAATCATCTTCTTGCGGTATGCCACCTGGAGGCGGGGCTTCCCGTTCACCATGTCAAGACCAAGCTCGGCAAAGGTCCCCGTGGTGGCCGTGGCAGAGTGGCATCTGTAGTTGTGCTTGACAATGCCAACGACCCCATTGCCACTGGTGATATGGACCATCTTTCCGCCAATGAAGGCGTAGATGGCCTGGCGGTACTCGTTACGGAACATATACTTCTTCTGTGCCGCCTTCACCGGATCGTAGCGGATGTTTTGGTCAAAGTACATGGCAATCTTTGCATTGCGGGCGATGGAGCGGCTGATGCGATTGATACGGCGCATCTTGTCGTAGGGAATCTCATGCGCATTCGAAGCGTCTAACTCGGTGACACGGCTCTGCAGGGAGGTTAGCGAGTACTTGATATCGCGGATGCACTGGTCCCTCTTCTCCACGTCGCTCGTATCGAGGTAGATATCCGAGCGGACTTGGAAACGCTTCTTGATTACATCGATGTACTGGGCATCCGTCTTGCCCACGATGGGTGCGGAGACACGGTCCTCAATCGTGGGCTTGCCGGCGCTGACAGTGACCTCGCCGGCGGGCAGCGAGGCCTTCCACTCAGCGACAGAGGGGAAGGACTTTTTGACACAGCGCTTGAGGAAGTCGTAGGTTACCTTATCGTTGATGACCTCCTTGACCTGCAGGACACCGTTCTTGGTGACGATGGCGGTGCGACTGTTGGCCCCATCCTTCCAGCGGAGGATGGTGTTGATGGGGTAGGTTGCAGTTGCAGTTGCAGTTGCAGTTGCAGTTGCACTTGTATTTGCAGTTGCAGTTGCACTTGCAGTTGTAGTTGCACTGATAATCTCCTGATCACCAGCCAGTAGCTTCCAGTCGTCGAGGCTCATGATGTCACGACGAGTCACTGGCTTGCCGGCGAATGTCTTGGTAGCTACCTTATTCTCCGTGAGTACGGTGACCTGCTCGAGCGTCTCGCCGCTGCCGATCGAGAGAACAGTGCCAGGTGCGTAGGACATTGTTGAGTGGGACTTATAGGAGGGGCTGGCACGGACTTCACTTTTTTCTCGATTGCTCCGCATAAAAAAAGGGTCCTCCTCTTTTCTTCTTTTTTTCTTCTTTTTTTCTCTTTTATTCGTTTGTTCGTTTATTCATTTTGACTTACATGCTGATCTTCTTCTTACGGTACTCCACCTCGAGGCGGGGCTTGCCGTTGACCATCTCGATGCCGAGTTCGGCGAAGGTAGAGGCCGCAGTGGGTGTAGTCCAGCGAGCAATGCGACCCTGCGAATCACGTGCGATGGCGACCTGGCCGTTGCCGCTCGTGATCTCCACCTTGGCGCCCTTGAAGAAGGCGTAGATGGCCTGGCGACCACTGGCCTGGAACTTCTTCTTGCGCAGATCGGCCTCCGTGGGCTTGTAGCGGATCATGACCTGGCTGCGGTAAGCCAAGGAAGCCGCATTCAGGACCTGGTTGGCGTAGTACAAGATCGAGGAGATGCTCTCCTCCGTGGGAGTAGCACCGAGGTCTGCGATCATCTTGGCCAGCGGCGGGCCATTCTGCTTGAGCATGCTGATGGCCTCCTCACGGTTCTGGTTGTGGCTCTTCTCGAGCACGTAGGCCGTCTGCACGCGGAAGCGCTTCTTGAGCTCGTTGATGTACTCGACATCGGTCTTGGCCACGATGGGAGCAGAGATCTTGGACTCGACCGTGGGAGTTCCGACCTGGACTGCGATCTCGCCACCAGAGGGCAGCGTGGACTTCCAGTCGGCGAAGGAGGAGAAGAACTTCTTGTCGTTAGCCGAGCGGCGGCCGAGCATGATCTCCTTCAGCTGCAGGATGCCGTCCTTGACGACCATGGCCGTGCGGCGGTTGTCGTCGTCCTTCTTCCAGCGGAGGATGGTGTTGACGGCGTACACGGGGGCCGACGTGGAACTAGAGGGCGCAGCCGCAGCCACAGGCGCATCAGAGCGGATCTGCTGGCCCTGAGCCGTGCAGAGGATCTTCCAGTCGTCGAGGCTCATGATGTCACGGCGTCCCACGGGCTTGCCCGCATAGCAGCAGGTTGCGATCTTGTTCTCCGTGAGGACGACCACTTGCTCGAGGGTCTCGCCGAAGCCGATAGACAGGACAGTGCCAGGTGCGTAGGACATTGTAGCGTAGAAGGAAGTTGGGGACCTAATGGAGGGGAGGGATGGGCTTCAATTTTTTTACTGAAAAAGAGTCTCCACCCTCACCTCTTAGCTATTCACTTGCTGGCGGCCTTCCGTGCCTGAGCCTCCTCTGTTGCATCCTTCCGTGTAAGACCGAACTCCTTGCAGTCGGCAATATAGTCCTTCTGGGACGAGTACTCCTCGCGATGAATGCCGAGCTCGATGGCCATCTCGTTGAACACCTCGTTTACATATAGGTTCCACTTGAGGATTGGATTGGGGCGAGGGGGCTTCTCTTGCTCCTGCTCCTGCTCCTGCTCCTGCTCCTGCTGTTGGACCTCTGCCTTCACCTCGACATCAGCCTCTTGGACCTTGTCATCATCACCCTCTGTTACTGATTCCTCTTCCTCATACTCCTCATGCTCGACAACGAGTCGCACAGGCTCCGTCAGAGTGAGATGGACGTGTAGGGGCCTCGTCAGTGCTATCGTGGCGAGCCCCACTACGAGGGTTGCAAGAAGGGCGGCAATGACGTTTACTTCTAGGGGGTCCATGGCTGGACTTAGGAGGGGGTGGGGGTGGCTATTCACTTTTTCGCCTAAAAAAAGGGTATGCCTTTTTGTTTGTTGATTTGGTTTGGTTTCCTTTAGTTTACTCGTCCTTCACGAACTCGCCCAAGTCGGCATCCCAGATGCCCACGTACTCCGCAATGCTGTAGGGCTCCTCGCCAGGGGTGAAGCCCTCGCCGGTGCTCATGCGGTAGTAGGTCTTGCCATCGACGACCACCTCCTCGTTGCCCTCGGCGATGAAGGCACGGCGGTCCTGAGCGTGGGGGTCCTCCACCACGGCCTTGGGGGCAGGCTTGACCACGGGTGCAGGCTTGACCACGGGTGCAGGAGCCGACGCAGAGCTAGTGGCCTTGGGCACAGGCTTGACCGGCGGCGTGACCACGGGCTCGGGCTCAGCCTCAGACTCGTCCTCAGAGGCAGGAGCAGACGCCTTCGGGACCTTGGGGGCAGACGGCTTGGCCTTTGCGGGCATGGGGAGCCCACGCATCTCCAGGCGGATCTTGTGGATGGCACGCTCGCCATAGGTGCTGGGGGCCTCACGCATGGGCACGCCGGCAGTCTCCTCCGCCTCCGCGGCCATGCGGTAGCGCTCAGCACGCTCGGCCACGCCCGACTTCTTGCCGGCGGCAGTGGCCTTACGCCGAGAGGCCTCCTGCATGGCGTCGCTGCGGACGATGCCGGCCTCCTTGCTGGCGGCCAGGAAGGCCTTGTGCGAGGCGTACTCAGCGTAGATCACGCCGGCCTCGAGGGCGAGCTCCTTGTGGACATCAGCGACAAAGGCGTTCCAGGCGACGGGGCCGGTCTTGGTGCTCATGTCTGCTGGTTTGCTGGTTGGGTTGCCTTCCTTTGAAGAGGGATCCGGCTTTCAATTTTTATGACAGGTTGATATGCAGGGAAGGGGGACCCTCTTTTAGGCCTATACGGCCTTTCAATTTTTATAGGAGGTTGATGAAAAGAGGCCCAAAAGAGCTAATGCAGGCTATAAAAGAGGTCCAGAAGAGCTAATGCAGTCAGTAAAAGAGGCCCCCTTTATCAACATATGGTAAAAATTGAAGTTGATAACCCGGCTACATCTAAGTCAACCAACAAGCCCAACACCAGCCAACCATGAGCATCAAGTTCGGACCCGGTGCCTGGAACGCCTTTGTCGCTGATGTCCACAAGGAGCTCGCCCTCAAGGTAGGTGTCATCTACGCCAACTACCCCTCGCACAATGCCTTCCTGGATGCCGCTATTGCCGCAGGCTGCTCGCAGAGTGATGCCATCAGACAGGCCTACGATGCCTATCGCTTCCTCGAGAAGCTCAGTGAGGGCGACAGGGAGCAGATGCTTCAGTATGCGTCCTCTACCGATGGGCCGGTATCTCTAGAGCCCTTCTGCAAGAAGTACCTCGCTGATAAGGCCTCTGCGGAAGCGGCCCAGGCAGCAGGGGTCGCATGGGCAATGGCCGATGAGATACGCAAGAAGTACACGGCTGCTCAGGAGAAGCTGAGGGCCGAGAAAGTAGCCCTGGAAGAGCTGCGACTGGAGTGGATTCGCCGAACGGAGAACGCGGCTGGCCTGCAGGAGGTGGCCGATTCCATGAACAAGGTCGCCTAAAGAAAAGAATAACAAACAACCAAACACCCCTTTTTTATTGCAGTTGCCAAGAGCCAAGAGCCAAGAGCCAAGAGGCAAGAGCCAAGAGACTACACGAGTCTTCGACACTACCATCCTCTTCGAGACTATCAGCCTCTTCACCCTTTAAAAAATTGAAGCCGCCCCTACTCCTGGCAAAGGACACCCACCCCCATCCCCAGAACCACAAGCCACAACCCATACCCCAAAATGACCTGCTCTGTCTGCAAGAAGGACGGCCACAACAAGTCGAGCTGCGGTAAGGATCCTAAGCCTAAGCCCAAGGCGAAGGAGGCCCCTGTACCTGCCCCAGAGGAAGAGAAAGAGCCCGATACCGAGGACGTCGCCATGATCCGTGCTCTGGCAACGGAGGTGCTCAATGACCTCGGCGCCGGCCACACGGAGTCCGTCTATCACAACGCCATGAAGGTCGGCCTGCACGACCTGAACCTCAAGTTCGAGACAGAGCGTGACATCCTCATCAAGTTCCGTGACCGCTACGTCGGCACGGTCCGTGCAGACCTCATCATCGAGCAACGCCTCGTCGTAGAGCTCAAGTCGTCTTCAGGCACTGACTCGGCGGTCTCGGACGCCATGGAGCAGTGCAAGATCTATATGCGAGAGACCGAGGTCCCCGCAGGCGTCGTCGTCGTCTTCCCCAAGCGGGTGGGTGGCAAGCTGGTGGTCGCCACTGCATAAGAACATAATAACTCAACACAAAAACAAAAGACACCTTTTTTACACCTTCGGCTTTGTACGCTTTGTACGCTTTGTCGGCATTCGACTGTTCGCTTTGTCGGCCTTCGGCTGTTCGCTACGCTTAAAAAAAATGAACTCCTCCCCTCCTCAAGCAAAGGTCCCACGAAATGAGTCTCTTCTTCCTGTCCAGGCAGCTCGTCGACTCGACGGCCAAGATGAACGAGCAGTACCGTGCATACAAGGAGAAGTACGACACTCCCACGTGGAAGAACTACATGGCAACCACGCACTACGTCGCCAAGCTGAAGAACCTCTTAGAGAAGATTGAGGAGGCCACCATTGATGAGCAGAAGGCCAAGTGGTGGCTTGACTTTGGCGTGTATGGTGAGCATTACCGCCAAGTGCTCGAGTTCTCGCATCCAGAGGACACGCACGGCCTAGCTTGTTTGCGGCACGAGCAGGCCATCAGCAAGGCCCATAATCAGTACCTGGCATCCTGCAAGCGTCTGACTGACCTCGAGGGTAGTATCTTAGAGGTTATCCCAGAGTCAGAGAGAAAGTCGATCATTAGCGCCGAATTGGATCGCTATATTGAGAGAGAGAGAAAGCTGCGAACCCTCGAGCGTGAGCTGAAGGTGGCAGAGGACAGGTGCAATGAGGTGGTTGAGAAGATCCGTCAAACTATGTAAACAAAAGACAAAAAGAGAAGGGCTGACTTCTTTTTGACGCCGTGTTCGCTCGATTCTTATTGCACTGCTATAAAAAATGACGCAAACACATGTATGTAATAATGTAGATAAAATGTCAAACAGTCGTATGGTTATGAAGGGCCGCGATGTTTCATCTTCTATTGCATCTTCTCAGTTTCGCAATGGAAATAATGCTGCTATTAATGGTTTTGCGGCAAGCTCGCATACAGAGAATGTAGTTGGCACGTCTAACTTTAGTTCAGCACTCCGCTCAGAAGCACGAGCATATGAACGTTCTGGCTACGAACAAGAAAAGAGATATCAAACTGAGAAGAAGAACATGTGGCTTGGAAAGTAAGCATAATTTGTATAAAAAATGAATCCTACAACCCCACCTATACAAAGGTCCCACAATGTTCAACACCACCAAGCTATTCGCCGCCAAGAAGCTCCACGAGGATGAGCGTCGTTCCTGCCTCGACGTCCGTCTCTTAGCAGCTCTCCACCAGGGCCTCATGACAGTCGACTTCCTCCCCTCGTTCGAGCAGCAGCTTCTCCTCGGCAAAGAACCCTGTTACACCTTCCTCGAGTACCAGGCCGCTCGTATCCATGATGACTACTATGTGGAAAACCCTTTCACCCCCTTTGGCGACAAGTTGCCCCCAGGCATGGTGGATGAGGCGATGGATGGGCCGACGCGCAATTGCAAGAACCCTACCACGCTGCGTGGCCTGGCCTACATGTTCGAGGACACCCTGGAGGACTATTTCCCCGATGAGGTGCGTGAGAAGTACGCCGTGTATAATGAGAGCCCTATGCGGAAGTATATGAAGAAGGACTCGGGACCCATTCCTATGCTGGAGTTCCTTCTTGGCGATGGTCTGGAGATTCGGTACAAGGAGACGCCTGTCAAGACCTATGAGGGAATCTATGAGGAGGGGAGCTATGAGGACGGCTCTGGTGAGTTTACGCAGAAGGTCGACGTGTACAAGGTGAGCTGGTCGATTGTCTTCACGGGGCGGAAGAAGCGGCTTCCTTCTTCTAATACGGCCGCTGCAGCCAAGTTCAACGCCATACTCCCTTTCATTCTCCCTGATAACCACGGAGATCCGATTAATTGGACAAGGATTTCGTACGAAGTGTCCCTAAGCGAAGCCAGATGGGCGAAGGAGTAAGCGACAAGTAAATTAATAAAAAAAAAGAAGAAAAAATGGGCCTTTACCCTTTTTTTAGATTGTTGTAGTGATATTTGTTGGTTTTATTATGCTAGGCTTGTCGCCTTACAGATAAATCATCGCCGACCGACGCCCTGCACTGGTGTTCCAGGAGAGGCGGAGGTGGAGCTTCTGGTCCTTTACGTACCCCTCCAGGTGATCCACGAGGATGCCACGGATGTAGATCTTGTCGCCACACGGTGCGACGGGGAACCAGCGGCCGTTGTCGGCCTCCACCTCGAGGTCTCGGATAGTCGAGTGCACAAAGCTGCCCACACGCTCGCCACCACCCTCGTGCCAGACGCCTTGGCCTTGCTGCTTCTCAGAATCGCGGAACTCAACGCGCGACTTCAGCTGGAACTCGTCGTAGATCATGGCGATCTTGTGGGCGACAGGGGCCTGAGAGATCCGCAGCTTCTCCTGCATCTCGGCAACACGACGCTCCATGGCCGTCAGAGGGTCAGGCAGAGTGACCGTGACGCTCGCCCGAAACATTCTCTTTTCGTAGGCGATGAACTCCTCAATCGTCTCAAAGGCCTTACTCACATAGCCGGCCTTGGCGACCTGGCAGATATCGCCATCCTTGCTGACATAGGCCGTGCGACGGAAGATGCCCTCCTTCCCTGGCACCGTGTAGTTGACCGTGATCTTGGTGCCGGCGGGGTAGTTCACCTCGACGTTCTCGCCGGTCGAGAAGAAGTTGGCCGTGAAGGAGCGGTTCTCCTCGCAGCCAGGCCAAGGGTAGATGGGAATGGCTGCACCGGTCTTGCCGACACGGGCTAGGGGGAAGCCCGTGTAGCTATCGGAGAGAGTAGTGTCATTGAACTCGTCGATTAGGTTCCGTGACACCTCCTGCTGCTCCTGCTGCTGCCGCTCCTTCTCCTCATCCTCCTTGAGAGCACGTACAAGCAGCTCCTCCTCCTCAAGCCACGCCTCGAGTACTGCGTCCGTGGTCTTGAGATCAGCGATGGCATCGTCCTCCTCCTCCTTTGTCACCGTGGTCTTCTTGTGGCGTGCGACACGATACATGCCGACCTCGAGCCACCAGGCGGCCTTCTCGGCGTTCTTCGTTGCGATGCGGAGTTGCTCATGCACACTGCTGAGCGGGTCAGCCTGCTCGGCGTTGTACTTGGCCAGGCAGTGCTCCCAGTCAGCCATCTGCTTGAGACTCTCGTAGGCCTTACCATTGCCAAGGGCGATTGCCTGGCGGACGGTAATCGTCTCACGAACACCCTCACGGCTCACGTAGTGCATCTTTGCGTTGAGACTGATAGGCATGGTAGGTATTTGGGACATATCAAAGGGGAGGCCCGCAGCTTCAATTTTTCAGCCCAACCAAATAAGAAGACAGAAGACAGTTAAAACCTAAAGGCCCACCCCAATCCTTAGACAATGAAGGAGCTGAAGACGAAGGGCGAACGAGTAGCCGACGCCATCAAGGTGCTAAAGAATATTCTCGAGTTTGGCATCGACAAGGATTACAGTGAGTATATAACAACCAAGGAATACCTCGACGTCTGGATCCAGAACGGTGAGCCTCAGTTCCAGGTAATACCATATTTATCGTATAGAACTGTCGCTCACATGACACTTCCACAGTATAAGGGGGAATCTCCTATCTATGTTCTCAAGGCCAAGGAACCCAAGAGATAAGGAGCCGAAGAGACAAGGAACCTAAGACCCAACTATCTCCGCCCACACTGGCTGAGGAAGATGGCATAGTAGGGGTAGTACACAGGCGAAAAGACAAATGCCATGACTATGTACAGATAAAAAAGTGTCGCGGCAGGATTGGTCGACATCTGGTAGCAGTAGGAAAGGCGGGCAGCACCCGCGCCGTAGATGACGACCGCTACGAAATGCAGAATTAAAAGGATGGGTATCGATCCGTAGAGCGTCTGTATCCATGAAAGAACAGTTATCGGAGACGTGTTTGCATCAATAAATCCTTCCGTTGAACGACCGAATGCCGCATTCACAAGACCATTGATATAACTGGTCAGATTCATACTATAGTAGGCATATAGTATAGTATGGAGGTAGCCATCGTAAAAGCAGTAGCATCCGGTGTTCTTGCATATTCAATTCACTACGGAAGTATTAAATTGTATAGTACCCTCTGCGTTCCAGATGGAATGTGGGGATATCTGCAGGGACTTCTCACGACGGGAAGTCCGATGTGCCAGGTGGCCCTAACTGCGGCTTCCCAGACGCAGACATCGTATTCTTCCCTGTTACTCGTGGGCGGATCCCGTTTCCTTATCGACATGGTAGGCCTGCCCTTTCCTAAAGAGTGAAGTATCAAAGCCCAACCCCGCATAAACCCCCACCCCAACTAGATACAAATGAGTGTAATAGCCTCCTCGGAAGGGTCTCTCTACGAACTCATGTGTCGTGGAAAAAAAGATACATACTTTTATGAAGATACTCGTAACAGTGTACTCCCCTTTGACACTTCCTATGGCGAGGAGGAACAGATAATTCGCGAAATCCGAAGAATTCCCCCGACGACCGGTATGGACTTTGGTAAGACGATTGAGTTCCCTATCGATATCGTCGGTGACGTACTCGAGTCTATAACTCTTCTGATCAATCTTCCCACCTGGATCCCTGCTCCCCTTGCACGGACCTTCCAGTCAATCCAAGTTACTGATCTCAGTGGGATCACCTATGGCTATGTGAACGGAATCGCCTATTTTCTCTTTGAGAAGATCCAGCTCTACCAAGATAACACTGTCATCCAAGAATTCAGCGGCGATTATCTCTGGGCCGCATCACAGACAGAAGGCACCTATGCCCAGAGCTTCATTGATATGGACGAGACAGGCATGCATGACGGTTCGGCGACCTCGATAGGTGGTAACGCTGCCCCTCATCCCCTCCGCCTGAAGCTGCCGAGCATTGGCTGTGCTGCCCAAGATCGCGGCTTCCCCCTCGTAGCCACGACAGCCCATAGCTACAGACTGAAGTGCAAGCTGCGTAAACTGGAAGATCTAGTCGAGTCATCCGATGCCCAAGTGAAGCCGACCCCGTGGGCAAAACAGATGCAGGCCCTCTCCATCGCAGGCACTAGCCCCTTCCAAGCCCTGGATCGAACCCAGATGGCTCCCTTGCGGGTCGAGCTCGAGACCTGCCATATCTTTTTAACAAACGTGTCGAAGGATGAGCTGAAGAAGAAGCCGCAAGAAGTCCCCTTCAAGCAAGTCTTCGAGAACATCTCGACTCAGACGGAAAAGGAAGCATCCTCTGTTGCTATCAATCGCCGCATCGACGGCTGCCACCCTTCTCCTCGCGTCCTCTGGTTCTTTCGAACTCTGGCCGATATACAGGCAAATCGCCTGTGGAATGTTCTCCCCTCCTATTCCACCCTTGGCCTGACCATTGCAGGAAAGGCAAGAGAAACGAACTGGTCGTCATCGATCTGGAGGGATGTGAACAATTTCGCAAAGGAGGAGATTGATACTGGAATGGAAATCAGTACGATGAACTGGGGCCTGGGGTCCGTTGCCCCGCAGAAATACTCCTTTCGTCAAGCGGACGGGACTCTGAATTTCACGACGGCAGATCGACCGACCTTCTATATTGCACTGAATCCCTCGGGCCCCACGGAGCTGCGAGTCTTTGTGGAAGGATGGGCTTCCTTCTTAACAGACGGCGGTCGTGCTGAAGTACTCTCCTATAACTGATTATATGAATGTATACATTTTTATAAGTGTATTAAATATACTTATATAAAACTCGAACCCTCATCCCAAGTGATCCCAACTCATACCAAGTCATCCCAAGCTCACGGCCACACTTGACGACGTAGAGTATACGAAAAGTACGTGAAGCCCTCGAAGCTGTGACGCTTATAAATGCAGTCGAGCGAATACTCCCCCATATAGGTATCCGTCTCCCCTACCCTGCTATAGACGGGGAAGCGCCTCTGTCTGCCGGCAGCTCGTATGAAATCGACTTGGTTGTAGTACATCTGATTGCCGGCAGGTAAACCAGGTGACTTTAGTCTACCAACGCCTATCTTTGTAAGAATATTGTCGTTGATGCGGAACCCCTCGAGAGAATTTGGGTGATAGACGATAGTAATTACGACTTTTTCGTCAGACATATTGAAACGTCGTTATACCCGTTTAGACCCCTTTGTCATAAATCGCTAAGCAAAAACCATACCATGAAACCGCTCAATGACAAAGCCCTCCACAGGATTAACCGACCCCTCCAACATTTTAATAATCTTCAGATAAAACTCTCGCGGCCGCCGATGAATCCTCTCACGCGTCACGGCGAACTGTGCCCCTGCTCCAAATTCGAACGGCATGTAAAATCGCCCCGTCAACCATTTGCACATCCCACCTACCTGCGACAAGCCGAAGAGTTCTTCGTAGACTCTCGACAAAGGTAGGCCAGCGTGATAAGGGCACTCCCAGGTATTGGATTGGTACACCTTCTCAGAAAGATACTCAAATCCAACACACTTCCTTTTACTCAGTTCACGTAGCTTTTCCAAAATATTCGGCGAATGATCAAATGGATTTCCCTGGAGGAATACGGTTGTATCTGCCAAGGTATAATAGTTGTTGTATATATGCGTATAATACGTATGTCCCTCGCGCCCTACGTTTGGCAGAGGAATCGTCTCATATGGAGTTGGAGGACCCTTATTGTAAATTGTTACACTGAATTTCCTAGTCCACTCGACTGGTTCATTGTAGCGGGCGATAACAATTTCCATGTATTACTATTTGCATATAGGATTTAAACTATTTCTACGCGTGGCTTAAATTCATCCGACCATCTACATAAAGATGAGTGTAAGCCAGATCCCTGCCGTCATATATATCTGCCACTCGACCAAGGAGCTTGTTGAGGCCCAGTCGGCTCACAAGTGGATTGCACTGAACCCGAACTATACGGTAAAAAGCTACGGCGATGCTGAGTGTCGTGAATTCCTCCAACTCAACTATCCTCCCCTCTACCTCGACATTTTCGAGGAGATCCCCTTCCCTCCCATCAAATCCGACTTCTGGCGCCTCTGTATTCTTCTGAAATACGGAGGCATCTACGTCGATGCAGACATTGAGCCCCACGTACCGATCGACGAGTTTCTCGAGCCCACGGCCACCTTTGCGACCTGCCTGTCCGACTACACTACGCTCAATCCTCATGTGATTGCATGCATGCCCAATGACGCAGTGATAAACGATTGCCTGGACACCTATATAACATATTACAAGACGAAGCGTGCCTATGATTATTGGGGCTGGTCGATTACACGTGTAATGAACACGACGATGCAGCTGCTACTCGATGTGCCTATCCAGGAGGGTCTGCATGGAGGTTACCAGTTTATTAAGGAAGTCTGTGGATCAAAGCCAGAGGATTTATACACAGCCTATTGTTCTTACAAGGGGAAGAAACTTCTGACGAATCGTGCTGCCAATTATGATGCAAATACCCACACATTTAAATAATTTACATTGGTAGAACAATGTCTATAGAACACATCCTTTCGATCGAAGATCTTTCCTATATACACAACCATGAAGAGGTTCTTGCGGCAAGGGATACGCTCGGCTCATCTCGCCAATCCTATTTTCAAATAGGCCTTACCGATTCTATAAGAGAGTCCCTGAACACCCACCTCAACCTCGACCTATCAAAGGTTGACCATATCCCGATGAGATGGATTCAGGGAGATACACTCCCCCACGCAGATTCTGGTCGCAGTGCATTTGAACACACTCACCTCGTATACTTATCCGATAGTCCTGGTGAATTTATCATAGGCGATCAGTCGTACCCCATAAAAGAAAATACCGGCTTTATCTTCGACGAGGGACTCGTGCACAAGACAGTGAACACTGGATCCCAGCCTCGCCTTTTACTAGGCCCGATGAATGAGTTTGCTCAGCCCGTTGGTGGTCCTACAATATTTTTTTATTCAACGTACGCAGACGCTCTAGCGATTCAAAATGGGATATTCGATATGGGTGGCTATATTATTCCTGATCCGCTTAACAATACATTTGGACAGTATGACACCTTTATATCAGCAGTCAATGGAGTTACACATTGGAGCATAGCACCTACGGTTCCAAATACACCCACTGGCGTGTATGCGAATGGATATGATTTAACTAGTATTACATATGATGTTGGCATTTATGGAGTACATTTATATCCTGCTTCTGCGCCTGCACAAGCACCCTGCTTCTTAGAGGGAACTGAGATTCTTTGCCAGGTCGACGGTGCAGAGAAATATCTTCCTATTGAATCATTAACCCCTGGAACACTGGTAAAAACGAGCCGTCATGGATACAAGAAGGTGGTCATACTTGGAAGTGGAAAGGTTCAAAATCCAGGTCATGACGAACGTATAGAAAAAAGATTATATAAATGTTCTCCTGAAAACTACTCAGAGCTCGTAAAGGATGTATATTTAACAGGACGCCATGCAATTCTTGTCGATAATCTAACAACGGCAGAATTCGAAACGACGATGCAAACCCTTGGAAAAATCTATACAACCGATGATGCCTGCCGCCTTTTAACTTGGATTGATGAGCGTGCAAAGCCGTGGGCTTCTATTGGAAGCTATACAGTCTGGAACATTGCTCTCGAACATGATAAATCTGATATGAATTATGGAGTGTATGCCAGTGGACTCCTTGTCGAGTCATGTTCTATATACATCATGCAGACAAATGCTATTGGGAGTCCTTCCTGCGAGTAGACCTTCGAGAACTGCTGGCAAACATCTTCACCGCCTTCTTATGTGCCGCCATAGTACCCTTTTCGCATCCCGCGTGTCCTGCATCTTGTACCATGAAAACCCGAGTGTGGGGTAGGGCATGCAGGAGAGACCACGAACCTTCGATCGGACAGACCATATCATAGCGTCCGTGGATGGCCACGATAGGAATGGCCTTTAACTTATGTGCATCTCTAAGTATCTGACCCTCTTTCATCCAGCAGTCATTGGCAAAATAGTAATTTTCAATGAGTGCTAAGGATAAGATCTCGGAATCAGGCGTCGTATCTTTTACAGGGTGTAAAAAGGATGTGGCTTGTTCCCAGGCCCACCATGCACGGGCATATTTCATTTGCTGGGGCCCTTGTAGCTTTTTCTGGTAGTAGGCCAGGATCTCACGCCACGAGCCTTTGCGAAGTCTCTCGGGCAAGACACTGACGAAGTAAGACCAGGCCTCGGGGTATACCTCGCTAACACCCCCTTTCTCATAGAACCACTTGTTGGAGGCGGCGTCGATCAGACAGACCGAGCGGAGGATGAGGCCTTTTACGACACGGGGATACTTCTCGGCGTAGAGGAGGGCGAGGGTTGTTCCCCAGGACCCCCCTGTTACTATCCAGTCCTCGACCTCCAGATGCTTTCTGAGGCGTTCGATGTCTTCGACAATATCCCAGGTCGTATTGTTTTCTAGTGAGCCGAAGGGGGTCGACTTTCCACATCCCCGCTGGTCGAAGGTGATTACACGGAAGTAGGGGGTGTAGAGGTGTATGGGTCCGCGTTGGATTCCGCCTCCAGGCCCACCATGTAACATAAGTACGGTTTGTTTTGCTTTGCCGTGTATTTCATAATACAAGGTGTGTCCACCTGGTACGGCTAAGTATCCTTCTATAGGGTGCAGGGGTTGTAGACCCATCTAGGGTATGGACATAAAAAACAGTTTGCCTTTGCCCTTGAAGGCAAGGCAGTCTGTTTTGTATTTATATTTCACACATTACACCTAGTATATCTATTACATCTAACACCTCTACGCGTTTACAGGCCACGAGTCAAGCACGGCCTCCAGCGAATCGTACAGCAGGTCACGCGTCGACGAGCAGAGCGAGCTGACCTTGAAGAGGACGGTGGGCATGTTGGGCAGAAACACCTGCACGGCCGTAAAGGGCTCATCGTCAGCACGAAGGAGGTTAAGCATGAGCCCAATCTGGTTCATGACCTCCTCGGAAGTGAGACCCTCCTGCACCGTCTTCTTGGAGGAGCACTTCGAGAGAGCATCCGTGTAGCTGTACGAGTAGGAGTCATCGCCCGTCTTGCGAATGACGACAATATCATCGTCCGAGCTGCTATCCATGCTGCGAATCACATGCAGACTAACGGGGGGCAGGTTGCACGTGCAGGTCTCCTGCTCCTCGACCTCCTCGCACTCCTCCTCAGTATACTGGGTGGTATTCAACAGAGGAGGCATCATGTTGATGTACGAGAGCTGCTCCTGAGTCAGCGAAGAGGTCAGGAACGAGCGAACCGTAGAATTGGTACCAGGAGAGCCAGGGAAGGCAGGGAAACCCGAGTTCAGGTCATCGACATAGTCAAGGACCTCCTTAATATAGTACAGGCGGGGGCCCGAGTTCCACATCCAGGACGACGCAACGCACTCGTAGATAAACCACTTGAGTGCATCCTGCTCCTCGTTCAGATAGGTAAGGAAGTGGGCCACGGGCGGGCTTGACTGACTACGCAGGTTCTCGAGAACCGTGGCCACAGGCACGGGCGGCTGGGAATCCGAAGATGCAGCCCACTCTGAGAGCAGCGACGACCAGTTGAAGACGCGAGCGTTCTGAGTGCGGAGAGACCAGAGCATGTTTGGACTTCACTTACGGGGCGGCCTCGCCGTCACTTTTTTTCGCCACCTCGATGACGATCTCGTCGATAGTTTCAGGACTATCAAACGATTGTGTGAAAGTTGCAGGCGGAAGATTGGCGAAGGGGGCATCTTCCGAAGGTGGAGAGGGAGGGAGGGGAGGAAAGGCAGCAGGAGCAGGAGCAGGAGCAGGAGCAGGAGCAGGAGCCTCTACTGCCACTGCTTCTGCAACGGGCGTTGCAGGTCGAGATAAAGGCGTATGAGAAACAGCCGCAAAAGGAGTTGCAGGTCTAGACACTAGTGGTGCAGGCGTATCCGCTATAACAGAAGAGCTAGAAACTGCTAGCGATCCAATCGGTGTCCCAGGCATCGGAGCAAGAGGTGATATAGGTCTACTCGGCATATTCTGAATCCTTACTGCCGCACGCCCTCGCATAGAGAACGGCACGCGTGTCGACGCCTTCTGCTCAAGCTTACCCTCAAGCATCTTGATTCTCTCCATAAGATCAGGCACGACCTTCCCTACCTCGCCCTTCACTTTGGCATCAATATCAGGGGCTAGTGATTCATTCCACACCTTTCTCTTCTGTTTCATATACACGGCAGCATCAACCGCCAGCTGTTTCAGACGTGTATCAGTGTTTTTAAAGATATGGGTATGCTCAACACCATGAGCAATATCAGGTCTCTTGAGTGCAGGAATCGACTCGAACTCCTTCTCGAATTCCCGAATGATCTTGTCAGGGATGGGCGGCGACTGCTCGATAAGACGATCTAATTCAGCACGCGCGATATTGAGAAAATCTGAGCAGTCGAGACGCTCCGTGGGACTCAGGGCCAGCTCAACCGCAATCTGTCGCTGGAATTTTCCCCACGCAATGCTGGCCACCCGATTGGACTCCGAGTTCTGGGCATAGCGAAAAAAATTACCAAGAGTAGTCAAAATTCCTGTGAAGATCGACACACCACCAATACCAATCTGAGCATACTTCTGGCCCGTAGGATTGTCGCCTACAAGACTGTTCATAACAAAGCTGGCAGACCCTGTCAGCGTCGACAGAACAATCACGGGCACAGTGATCCACATATTACTCATATTCATCTGCTTTTCACAGCGATCATGCATCCACCGGTAACAAGTGGCAATATCCGACCAGCCGGCCATGAGCTCCTCCTGCTCACGCGTCCATCCATTGTTCGGGCGCGGAACATGCCGCACCTCCTTTTCCTTTTCACCCTTTATAACATTCGTCTGATTCGGTGAAGGAGATCTCGATGGCGGAGATGACATTCTTTTTCCCTTCTATATTTTATTTCCGTGGTTTCTTCCCTGCTGAATACAACTCTTTTGCACCATCCACGGTCAGCTTTGAAACATCAATGCCAGCGGGAATCGACACGAAATTCTTCTTTTTCAGACCCACCTTGTACATATAGGGCCCGTATTGTCCCACAGCAAATGCAAACTCCCCCACTCTCACCGCACTCGTCTTCTTCACTAGACGCCCCACTGTTGCATCGATCATCTCTCCCTCCACGAAGGGGACCCGCACCTCCTTCCACTGCAGATACTCTCCATAAGGACCCTTCTTCTTTAAGATAGGGCTCCCCTCGTAGTTACCTATGCTAAATCCTTTTGCATGGTCAGCAATCGCCTTTTTTGCATCTTCGAGAGTAAGTGTCATAAGGTTGGTTCCTTCGGGCAAGGGAGTAAACACCTTATTAAAGAGGATAAGGGGCCCATTCTTGCTGAGAACTGCCTTGTACCCTTCACCGAGCTCATTGACCTTTTCGGACTTGGTGGGTGCAGAGCTCGAATCCTTCAAGGCGACGTATACATCCTTATAGGAATGCCAGATGTCCTTGCAGAGGGTCTTCCAGGATTCGGCACCCTTTGCAATCAGGTCGAGGCGTTCCTCCATGCTCGAGGTGAAGGAGTATTCGAAGAGATTCGGCACGTCCTTCAAGCACATGGCCAGGACCGATTCGCCTACGGCCGTGGGTCGCAACTTCTGTTTCTCCTTTCCTATGACTTGCTCCTTCTTTTCCGAGGTGGGTGGCCACTCGAGAGGGGTTAGCGTATACCGTAGGGACGTCTCCACGATACCAGGGCTGTCGTATACTTCGACGTAGCCTTTTTCAAGAAGTACGTCTAACAGAGATGCAAACGTGGAGGGGCGGCCAATCCCATGTTTCTCTAAATCACGCACCAGGGTGGCCTGGGTGAAACGAGGAGGGGGTGTGGTATGCTTGGGGGAAGACTGTATATGCTTCCATGTATATTTCTGGCCAACCTTCACGCCGTCGAGCTTATATGAGATTTCCTCTTCGTCCTCGGAATCAATGTCGACCTTCTTGCCGAGGATCTGCCATCCCTGGAAGATGGTCTTGGACTCGGAGGAATTCCAGACGAAGGCGTCGGTGTCGGCATCTAGGGTGAACTGGACCGTTCGCTTGGTCCCTGTAGCAGCTGACATGGTTGACTGAATACTTCGCCGCCAGATGAATGCGTAGACGTTTCTTTCTTTGGGGGACCATTCCTCACTGCCTGGAAGCTCGCGAACCTCCATGTGGGTTGGACGAATAGCTTCGTGTGCTTCCTGGGCATCTGGCTTGGTAGTTACCTTCTTCGCTGGCTTTTCATCAGCTGCAGCTGCAGTTGCAGTAGTACCAACATACTCCACCCCAAACTCCTTTGTTACCCATGCATGGGCAGCGGTAACTGCCTCCACCGACATCGTAGCATTATCCGTCCTCATATAGGTAATGTGACCTGCCTCATAGAGCCGTTGTGCTATCTTCATGGTTTCCTTCGGGTTCAGCGTATACACCGCCGACACTTCCTGTTGCAGGGTGCTAGTGATCAGTGGGCGAGGGGGTGCCTTCGTCCACGCCGCATCTCGAACAGACCGAATCGTTGCCGTCGTTCCCTTGTGCACATTCTCCAAATAGTTTAACACCGATTCCTGATCCGATAGCTCATCCTCCATGGTACCTCCCATGGGTCCTAGGACAATGCTAAGAGTCCATGCCGATGTTGATACGTGGGATTTCACGGCCCGTTCCTTATCGTGGACAAGACGTAGAGCAGGGGTCTGGCACCGGCCGGCAGAAAGACCCTTGGCCACGTACTTCCAGAGAAGCGGTGAAATAGTGAATCCTATCATCATATCGAGCACAGCCCTAGCCTGCTGGGCGTACACCTTGTTCATGTCAATACGTCTCGGATTTGCAATGGCGGACTTTACAGCCTTTTCGGTGATCTCGTGAAAGACAGATCGCGGAAAGGACATGGGATCACCCTTTAACAAACATGCAATGGAATACGCAATCGCCTCTCCCTCACGATCATCGTCAGCACACAGATAGATGATCGATGCTTTAGCGGCAGCGTCTACGATGGCATTCATTGACTTTGCTTTCTCTTTGATAAATGTATATCGTAAGGAAAAGTCGGAGTCGAGGCCGAGTGCATCAAGGTCCTCGTCGAGCTTTCTTATATGACCCATGGTTGCGAGGACACGAAAGTCGGGTCCTAGAAATCCGGCAATTTTCTTACATTTGGCTGGCGATTCCACGATAACAAGCTTCATGCTATTCTATCGGGCTATTCTATCTATCAACTTTACATACTCATATGAAAGGTCTAAGGAATTTCTACGCTCCTCTCTAGATGAGAAGAGTTCAGTTGGGAGCACCTATTACAGATTTTGGGCAGCGGAAACCAATCAGTTTTGACGCACTCTTCTCATCTGACTCGGAGTCTGACACGGAAATGAGTGCTGTGGAAGAGAAAGTCGATACCCCTGTTGCTGTAGCCATTCCTTTAGCAACTGTAAATACAAATGCAAATGCAAATGCAACTGCAAATGCAAGTGCAACTGCAACTGCAAATGCATCTGAGAACCGCAAGTTTAATATCAGTCCCACGAATATCTCTGATGTAAAAGCTATCTTCAAAAATACAATAGAGCGATCTGCGAGTCCTGACTACTTACCCTATGACAAGTCTGATGATCCTATTAGCACGTGGACACAAAAGGTAACGGAGTCTTTTGAGCGTGCATCGGAAAAGAAGACTGATGGATTCTCTAGCCTGACTCCTGACTTTAAGGAGAGCCTTGGCCGCCTTAGCTTTTTCAGAAGGCCTATGGCCACTTGATCGAAGATCCGACGATAAAAGATCCTTAATAACCAAACAAGAGTCCCGCTCTCCCACCATATACACGTAGTAAGGCATACGTCTCCGCCCAGCAATACACCGTGTATGCCGGCACATCTGTAATCCGCATACTCCCACGGAACGGTTTGAACGTCATCGACAGCTCAACCCGTTGTATTTTATCAAGATTTGCATGACCCATGGCATTTGTAATGCCGAATTGTTCATGCTGTGTACCAAAGGGTATATGATAATAGTATTTGTTGTGCCATGGGGTCTTTCTCTGCTCCATCCCTGGTAAGATACTTCGAAAGAGAGCAGGCATATCTGTAGCATATCTTACAAGGAATCCCTCGTATACCAGGCTAACGCTACTAATCGGTTCGGAATCGAGGGTGCTATAGGCAGGAATGAGGCGGGCATACGACTTTGTGCTGAGACCCTGGGCATCGGGCCACCAAACACCTGGGCCACCTGAAGACAAATCCCGTGTTGCTAAGAAAGGGGCATTATACGCATCCGCTTCAGGGCGATGTACCATGAAATATAGTTCCCGTGTAAGATTAGGGATTCGCATAGGAATCTTTGCAGTTGAACCTCGCGTCTCAAATGGTGTCACCGCATAATGCTGTACGATGGGATACTCGATATTCGCCAGCCGAATCCGATTCGCTTCCGGTTTATCAAGATATACATATTCCAGCAATATATATGAGTCAACTATATCATAGGAGCTGGCCGTAGTCACTGTAGTCGGCACCACAGATGTCCCATTCATATATGTAAAGGTGGTCCCTGTCAATGGAACGTAGCCTGCAGGAGCAGGAGCAGTAGCAAGAGTATCAGATACATACAGTGACGCGAGAGGTGAATAGGTTACGTTGATTTGCACGGAATCGAGACTGATCGCATCAATCGGAAGTGCTGCAGCGGGATCACCTCGCATGAACCAAAAAGGAAGGGGTGTAATGACCTCCTGGTTCGGGGCCGTGTAGCCATTTGACTTTGGAGTAAACCCCGAGTCATGACGACCCAGCATACGATTCACGGTTGTCACCTTTTCCAGCGGTGTGTGAAACTCATCCAATACCTCCATAAGACGACCATCCAATCTATCGATGGGTTCACCAGCGATGGTGACCTGTGTCTCTTGAATAAGGGCGTGTCCAATAGAATTCGTCCATCCAAAGGTCGGGCTCACCGTAGAGCCTGCTTGTGCTGCTGTCGCTTGTGCTGCTGCTGTCGCTTGTACAGTGCTGATATCAGGCATGACAGTAACAAGGAATGCTTTCGTAATGAGATGTCCTCGGCGTGGAAGGGTGGCTCGTGCAGTTGTGCCGAAGGATGCTCTACCGTCGAAATTCAAGCGAAACCATTCGGTGGTAAAGCGTCCTGTCTTACGAAAAACCTTTTGGAAGCTGTCTATTTTGGCGATTCCCTTCGGTGGAAGAAGGCGATCTTCTTGGAGGCCTGAGTACACGAGGTTTAGTAGACTCGCGGAAGCCATCTCTGTAAAGGGGTAGTGAAAGTTCTAAGTGGTCTCTTTGTACTTCATCATAATCTGTACCCATGCATTTTCTGCTGAGAAAGGATCACCCTTCATGACCCACCCATCCTTCATCATCGTTAGTATCTTTGTCTCGATGGATAGTTCGTCCTCCTCGGGAAGTATAACACCAGCATCTTGTATCCTTTGCAGCTTCTTGCGAAAGGCAGGCGTTGGTGTTATCTTCTTAGACCGCTGTCAACTCCGTGCTTGTCCGAATGCACCCATTCCTCGAAGGACAAGCGATTCCATATGGCTCCTATTTTATATTTCTGATACTCGTGCTGTGCGAGTATACGAAGCGTGTCATGCAGAAGCTTCTCTCGTTGAAGAAGATCCGCTCGTTTGCCTTTGATGATGCGAATATCGGCGATACTCATGTGGACCTACGTAGACCCAAAGGATCCAATTCAAATTTTGCGTCTACGTGTTTTCCTTGAACGGCCTCCTCGCATAACATGCTCAACCACGGTCGGCCTGTCGCCATTGTTGTCGTACACCGTAAATGACTTGAGAAACGGCAGTCCCATGTACACACGAATGCTATCCTGTAACTTCTTGTGAATATCCGCCATGGTCCCAGCGTTAATATGACGCCCCGTGGCCGCCGCCCGCACCGGCTCTCTCTCCAGCGTCTTAGCAAGGTCCGCCACGACGATGCAGATATGGATCGAGTACCCCTGGGCCACGAGTTTCTCCATGTCCTTCGTGGTCCAATAGGCATCCTGCCCCGTCCGCTCCAAAAGAATATCCTCTCCCCTCGCCGTAGCAGCCTTGATGAGATCAGATGTTATCTTATATGCTCTCCCGTGGCACTTCGCAGCAGCCCCCGCATCCCCTGCAGCCACAAAGGCCCTGTACTGAGGCAGCTCGGCCATAATATCATCGGGCGAGATATCGACAAAGTCGACCCCCAGCCCCAGCAAGTCGAGCCATTCTCTTTTTACACTTGTCTTGCCACTTGCGGGGCTACCCAGAAGAAAGAGAGCTAATTTGCGTCCCGACTGTCTTCTCTGAGGAAGAACCTTCTTTTGTATTCTATCAAAGTCACCTCTCGGATCACGCCCCGTGCACAGATCCCGCGAGCTCATCTATTCTTCCCTTATAAAATCAACCCCCACCAATCTAACCAATCCAACCAATCCACCAATCGAACCAATCCACCAATCGAACCAATCCACTAATCCATATAAATGCGACTGGCAATCCCATTCTGAAAGCGGAGCCAATCGAGGCGTATGACATACACCACCACCTCCCACTCTTGATTAAACGTCCCTCCAGGATGCTGCACGCTGAGCGACAGCTTTACTGACTGCAGCTTCGATGCATTCGCCGTCCCAGAAGGCTGATGCTTACCAGGGTGTCTCGAAAAGGAATAGCCGTAGATATACTGAGAATAGGCGGCAATCCCCCCTGCATGCTGAGACGCAATGTGCTGACGAAACCAAGACTCATCCTTTTGCACAACCTCCGTTCCATTCAAATAGATCGCGGCCTTTTGTAACAGGGGTCGTCTCTTGTTGAATATGGGATGAAACTCTTCTTCCGTGACGGCCGAGTAGTTGACGTAGTTATTCTTATCGGTGGAGGCCTTTCTCCGTATAAACCACACGATTTCTTCCATGGGGTGATTTATTTCCAGGGGGAGCTGCACGTTGATTATATCATCCGTTGAAGTGGTAACGCTGTACTTTAACGGTTCCAAGAAAGTAAAGGTCTCGACGTTGCGTGTGAGGATCTCGAAGGGGGTTCGTAAAAGGGACTCGTGCACGCTTCCCTGGGTGTGAGCAGCGTAGGTAATGAGCTGAATCTTCTTGAACTGGGGTATGGCCCCTAAAGTATTCACGAACACTGGAACCCCCTCTGACAGCATCTGTAGCCTCTTCCCCAAGGGGTTCGCTTCAGCACCACTCGAAACTACACAGGATTCAAAGGGGCGAAGAGTAATATGGATCTTCACACCACCCTGTTTCACAGCAAGAAGAGGAAATCCCTCCTTTAACATGATACGTTGAAAGAAGAAAGAGAGCGGAATGCAAAGAGATCCTGATTCTGTGGGGAAGGGGCTTGCCGACCGAGGAGTATAGGGGAAGGCGTAGCGACCGAGGCCATCGACAGAGATACCGTATTGGGTCTGGATATCTCTGCCCAATAAGCCATGCACATTGATAAAATCGCCATCGATGCTTTCGACCGTCACGCCGTTTACTTCGAGTTCAGCTTTCTCTACGATCACGGTTCCGAGGCTGTTGGCGTAGTTCCAAACAGTTTGCCCTGGTGCATAAGTGTACTGGCCTGACTGAAGACGACAGATTGTAGTATCATCGAGCCAATGACCAAGTTCAATTTGCAGGCAGGTAGCTAAGAGAATGTCTCCGCAACCTACGGAAGGAACGTCGAAGGTAAAGCGTTGACCAAAGGAGGTCGGGCCTCGAAAGGGAAACTGTTGGAGGGAGAGGGTGAAGGGATGTGTCTTTCTGTCGGGGGTCGGTAACCACCATGTTGTTTCCGCATCAAGGGGGAAGAAGCTATTGTCCTGGAAGTCTCTAGGTGTTGTGTCTAAGAGGGTGGTTATATCGGATCCGAATACCACCGACTCCATGCTATCGTGTGGTGTGAATGAAAACCAAAGGGGAAAACGAAGCCAAGGGTCTAAGTATGTAGACCAAAGGTCTAAAGCATGTAGACCAAAAGGGTCTAAACCTTCTCGCCCACAAACCTCTATGACACACCCCTTTAACAATCAATTTGGCAGAGGATTTGGTCCTACTTCACCAGTCCTTCTTGCAGATGGAACGAGGAAGGCCATTTCCTCTCTTCGACGTGGCGATATGGTCTTTACACCAACGGGTCCAGTTGCAATCAAGGCAGTAATTGTCTGCGAATCCCATCAGGTGGCACAGAGTATGTGTTGGATTAATGGCTTTGCAGTGACTCCTCATCATCCCTGTCGAATTGGTCAGTGGGGGAAGCCTGCTCACCTTGTGGAAGAGAAAGAATCTTACATGCCGAAGGTATATAATCTACTTCTTGAATCGGGTCACATTATTGATGTTGGAGGGACGGAATTTGCTACCTTGGCCCATGGGTTTGATTTACGCGACCCCTACTTTGGCACCCAGAGAGTAATCAAGGATCTGAAGAAGCAGCCAGGCTGGGAAGAGGGGATGCCGGTCTTTCAAAACGTGAAGGTAGTTCGCCACCCTGTGACAGGAGAGATTGACGGGTGGATTGAATCGGTTGTGGTGAAAGAGTGGTTGTGAGGTGCTTCGCTGCACTCGCACCTGCACTCGCACCTGCACTCGCACCTACACTCGCACCTGCACTCGCACCTGCACTCGCACCTGCGGTGCTTGGAAAAAAAGTTGAAGCCCTCGCCCCACCTAAACCAAGTCCTGCAATGATTACCGCCATGGATGTTGAGAAGACCTTTGCGAATGTGCTCACCTTCCTTATCTGTGTGATGTTCCTTGCAAGTATCCATGTGCTGAGTGGACGTGAGTATGTCTTCAAGCCGAATGCAACCAAGGAGATCGAGGAGCAGGATCCCGAGGAGGAGCAGGAGGAGGAGGAGGAGCAGGAGCAGGAGCAGGAGCAAGAGCAAGAGGAGAAGCCCACTCCCCTCACGCGTATGTGTCGCTTCGGTTGCTGCCCTCTGAACCAGACGATGGATGCATACTACGAGTCCTTCACGGATGAGGCCATCTATCACCGCAAGGCATACGTCGACAGTATGTATGAGGATGTAGAGCGTGATTACATGGAGGCCAAGAAGAACTTCTCTGACGCTCAGGTGCAGCTGAATCAGGCCCACGCCGCATATGTCCACCTGATCACTTCTTCCGAGAAGATGGCCAGCCTCGATAAGGAGCGGTCAATGCAAGCGAAGCTCGCCGATGCAACGGTGGAGGATATGTACGGGATGCTTTCTGCCGTGCACAAGTGGAAGCCCTTCGTCCATTCCCCTAACGGTATGTATCCTGAGGAGAAGGTCATGTGGGAGAAGGTCCTGTGGAATCAGATTCGCCGTGCCAAGGAGCACCAGACCTAAATGGAAGACGCGACTTATATATAATGGCAACTCTAGAAATAAATATTGACTCTGTCGAGGATATGAGCGAGATTATATCTTTTTTGAAGGAGAAGCGATATTCTTACACCCTCAAGGGCGGCTCGGTCGAGACGCACGAGGATCGCTTTTACAGGAAGTACGGACTCGACAAATATACACGTGTGAAGCCTACGAGTGACTTTGCAAAGTTGTGTGGGCCCGAGTATATGAACAAACGGGGCGAGATGGAGCTCCAGGCAATCTATACCTTTATCCAGTTTCAGCTTGCAAATCCGTCTTGCTATTTCATAGGGTCTCTCATTGCAACAGAAGAGTACACCAAGTACATGGGTGAGGACTAAAGGAATCACGATACAAGCATCCAGATGAACACGATTGCCTTTCAATCGATCAGGTCTTCCCATCCAAATCCTATCGTAGAATTTAGATGGCCAGTTGGAAAGGAGGTACCTTCTGACATACGTCGTCTTACTGTGCCAGAGTTTCATCTGGCCGCCCAGCTTGCGGCAAAATGTGTACGCGATGCACGTGGTACCCTGCGTCAGTCTGAGGAGTCGCTCGACTATTCTCGTATGCAACTCCTCGAGGCAAAGGAGGAGGACTTTGTATATAAGGAGAAATATGAGAATCTTCTCTACCAGTTTCAGTCATATTTGATTGAGACTCGTCAGGCGGATCCCTCGCAGAAATATATTGATGCTGTGCGAGAGGAAATGCAGATCCAGCTCCACGAGGTCATGGCTGAACTTGATCACTTGAAGAGTATCATGCAACCTCAGAGCGAAGCCCAGTCTACACCTGAACCTGAGCCCGTGCCTCAACCTAAGCAAAGAAAGCGTCCCGGTCGCAAGCCAAAGGTTCAGTTTGCATCATAATCTGCGTTTATCTTACAGGTTAATAACCTTCTAACTGGTATAGTTATACTATGTTAGAATCATATTTATATGCAAACGGTATACATTTTGACAGCGATTTCCAGGGAAATTCGAGTCAATTTCCAGCCGAGCCCATACTTCTATCCCATTTTGCCCGCTCTCACAATGTAAAAGAGATAATGGAAATTGGATTTAATGCTGGACACAGTGCCTGTACAATGCTATCAGCAAACCCCACCGCCCATCTTACATCCTTTGACTTGGGTGAAGTGGCTGCAGTACCAGTGGCAAAATCCTATGTAGATTCTACATTTCCAGGAAGACATACCTTGATTCTAGGAGACAGCCGAAAGACGGTTGTTTCTTATAATAAAGAAAATCCTGATAAAAAGTTTGATCTTATATTTATTGACGGCGGTCATACATATGATGTTGCCAAATTAGATATTGTACATTCTTCCGCATTAGCTCATAAAGATACTATTGTCGTAGTGGATGATATTATATATGTGCCTGGATGGGATGCGAGTTGGACACTAGCTCCTACACGTGCCTGGATGGAAGGAAAGGTTGCCGGCGAAATACATGAGCTAGGACGTATCGCAGATAGACATGGAATTGGCTTAGTATGGGGAAAGTATCTCAAATCGTTCAACGGCACATGGCAGAGCTTATAGGGGTGCATAAATATCGAGCGTCATACACCTGACTGACCCCCCTGATTTCTCAAACTCCCGTGTATCGATCTGGGTTACATGAAGGCCTGTACGCTTCTCCAGTATTCCCTTTAGCTTTGGATCTGTTAATCTATGTGTGATAAGGTTCTTTCCATCCACCACGGCATTCAAACAAAACGAATCCTTGGTATCAATGACATATACCGATGCCTTCCCAAGAAACTTTTCTAGTGCAGCGATACTTGCAGTAGAAAACGCCCTCTTGTGTACGATACACTTTTCCCCATACTCTAACATTGCAACATCCAAGTGGTAGTAGTCAGCAGATTCTAAGGGTATAGCAAGGATCTTCGGGGGTGTAACCCCATGTTTCCGATAGACTTCCTCTAGAACTCGAGCCAGAACGTCGAAACTCTTCTTCGTCGACCGAAACCCGTAGCCACCCACAGCAAGAGTCCCACCATGAAACCACTTTAACTCCGCCTGCCCCTCGAAGGTTGCCGACGTAGGAAAAGGGATTGTCTTGATGCCGAGATCATTGTAGATACCCTTCAGATAGGGAAGTTCCCGCTTTCTCTGCACGTATTTCATGGAAGGGAGAAGGACGCATGCCTCGGGGAGCCTGGGTAGAGACAGACCTCCATTCGCGATAAATACAATATCAGGAAGATGCACCTTAGGACGAGGCATGACAGTATACACGTGAACCGGCGTGTAGACAAAATCCTTTGTCATCGTCTCATGCTCCTTCACGACCTTATCCCTGTCTGGAACATAGTCGATATCCACATATGTATTCTGCTTCTCTTGCATCGCCATAATTTCAAAGGTCGTTGGTGCGATACATACGCGTATCATCTACTTTTACTGAAGAAAAGGAAACATAAAAATACATAATTACCATTACATATTTTACTCTCTTTACTCTCACCGCTCCTCTAAATACGGGGAGCCTGGCGAACCAGAAACTCCGTGCCCATTTTCACAGGCTTGAAGTACTTCTTAAAGATAGCGAGTGCATCCTTGGGATTGAATGCCTTGCAGGAAAAGACATCCAAATATACCTCGTCGGACTCCTCGCTAAAGTGAGCAGTAATATTGGATGTCTCGATCAATTGTACGAGAGTATACCCCTTCTGCACAGACGTACCAAAGCGAACAATCTGCGGCTTCCCGTAGGCAATCATATCAATTCCTTTTACAAGAGCTGCCGAGAACTCACGGATCGTCTCCTTTGATCTAATGGCATCAGCATCGCAGCCAGCCGCATTGACAATCAAATGATATCCCCAACATTTCTTAATTTTACGAGTCGTTCTCATCTGCTCTATGGCAAGATAATCCACTCAACGTGCGACCCTTCTGCTCCACCGTACCTTCTTTCCTCTCTTACGTTTCACAGTTCGTTTCCTTTTGCCCGCACTCTGCATACCCTGCTCAAGGACTCTTAGTATTCTTCCGTATATGTCTTCTGATGGGGTATCACATATATAGCGAATACTATCCGCGATATCCTTAGCTAAAATTCTGCATATGTACATGTAGCCATGGCTCGGGTTGTCGCATGTAGATGAAATATTCTTCTGCATATTCTCATAGGATTCAACTTCCGCGGATAATTCAAAATCGAATAATTTTACTGACATATTTTTAGTTAGTATGATATTCTGTGACTTCAAGTCGCCATGGATGATACCATGGCGAAGGAGTATATCAAGAGCCTTTGTTATGTGATAGAGGAGGGTGTGCATTTCACGGGCAGACGGCGTAGTTCTCCCTGCCTGGATATCAGCGATATATTCATATAAGGTCTTGCCCTCAATGTACTCGAGGATGCAATAGGAGTAGTCGTCCTCGAGCCCGCTCCCCGTTCTATGAATAAAATACTCCTTCTCTTCCTCTGGAAAGGTATCAATGATATCGTATATATCGTTCTCGTGTGAAACCAGCAACTGTTTTACACTCGTCTTCCCCACTTTTACAAAGTATTGTGTATCTGCTGAATCCTTGTAGGTTATGATATCATTCTCAGGAAAATACTTGAGATCCCTGTCTTCAATAACCCCTTCCTCAACCAGCTCATCGATAATATCATCGATGCTTTTCAAATCTTCGACCGGTGATGGCGACGATCGGATAGCTGATACGGGACTCAGCTCGCCGAGTTCTGATAGTCCAGGACTCATATTGCCAGCATTATCAGAATCACTCATCTCTCTTCTCTGTAGAAAATACTTCTCTTGCATCCTTCAGCACCCGTTCGAGCGTAGGAAAGAAATTGTAGGTATCGAGAATCTTCTTCTTTTCTTCGCGCAGGATGTCGAGCCGCTTCTCCCAGAGATTCTCTTGAATGGCCGCCTTCACGATCTGGAACGAGGCCTCAAAGTCATTCATATCGAGCTGCACGTAGGCTAGAGGGTTTATGTAATCACTCACATTCGGACATCCCCAATAGAAACACAGACTCTCGCAAAGAATGGGCTCCCACAGTTTCTCCGTAATGAAGTTCTTCTCTACATTATTCTCGCACATGAAATAGTATTTATAGGGGAGAATACCTCGCTCCTTATCGACAAAGGCTCTAGCCTTTCCCTGATACGAGGCAAATCCGTGCTTGTTGTCTTCATTATAGATATGCAGCTGCACATCCGAATCCCACTTTGCCTCAATGAACTTCATAAAGTCGATCCGTTTGATATGCCCAGGGTCAAAGTATTTCGAGCTACATACGGAGGATATGATAGACCCGAACGCCGCATCCTTGTCCACACACCCCTTTAACTCCGTATATGTCTTATTTATTTGCCAGAAGCCAGTATTCACAAATCTATCGTGGGAACGCACCTGTAAGAATTTGGCAGGATCAGGTCTTGCCCATTCTCCCCACGTTTTCACGCCCCACTTCTGTGCCTCGTTGCCGCACCAAGGCTCCATGTGGAAGATAACCGTTTTCTCAGGAATAAAGAAAGCACCCTGCCTCGGCTTGTTAATGATAACATAGTAGTCGCAGTCATCCTCGCTCGTAAGTTGGATCGAATTCCACCGATTCTCACCCTGTGACATATTCTTCCATTCCTTGCAAAGGTCTTCAGACGAGCACCAGTTACATAGCATTTTGACACGTATTATAGAGTCGGTTGGTTGCCGTTTCACATAGATCCCCCTTCCTGGAGAATTGATATAGGGGGTTTTCGCAAACCCCCCTACCTTCGACTTGAGAAACCCTAGCGTATTGAAGGCTACACAGCCCTGGGTGGATGCCGCCTTAATTGCTAAGGCGTGCAACGATACTCCAGGAAGATGCATTATATCATAATCGGAAGAATCAACTGCATCATGATAGATCCAATCCTTTTTCCAGTCAGATACTACTAATTCAATAGACGTATAGTCCTTTTGTATATCAGAATCACCTTTCGAGTTGCTACCCTCTACCCATTCCGAAAAAACGATATGAGGTTGAGCATTGTATATATCAAGTCCAGTGCATATTTTCATGAGATAATCAATTCCATGTTTGATTCCGTGACTTTCAATATAGTCAAGAAGTTTCTTACAGCCAGATTTTGTAAGAATGTATCCAAAGGTACCTCCAATATATGTATGAAGGTTGCACCTTACGATCCTAGTATCAACGGCTGTTTCGTTGCGAGAACCTATCATTGTATATCCTAGATAGATAACATCCTTTCCTTCAATGTCTGCAACTAGCTTTGCGAGCTTGTTGCAGTAGTCATCTGCAAGTGTGATATCATCCTCGTATATTATATAATATTCGTTCGCAGTATCAGCGAGCAGCTGTTTCCAGAGGGTATAATGACTTAAGGCACAGCCAATAAAGCCTCTGCGATTTCTAAAATCATTGCCTGTAAACAGGTTTACAATCTCTTCGGTTACTACCAGAGAGTTTCCATCAACGGCTGGAAAGACGGAATAGGAATCAATACCAGCCTTCTTAAAGAGTTCTCCTATAGCATGTTTGCGATCCGGTCTTCTCTCCAAGTTTACGACGTAGGTATTCTGAGACTGCTTGAACTGTGCTGTATTATTGAGGGTGTAGGCATTGACCCCCTTCTTGTCGCTAGTAAGCTTTCCAATGTGGAGACAGGATATGGTATCAAAAAAGGCACTTTTGAACCCCTTATCGGCATAGCGTTTTGCATAGTCACCTTCGAAGAAGGTATTGGGTGTAGTATAGTCGCCCAGAGATAGAATTGTCTCCACCCGTGTCATAGAAGGGCGGAAGCTATAGTGCTTCCAATATGCACAGCTTCTTCCAGATACCCTATTTGTATCATGGAGAAAGAAGCCAGTCTCAAGGGGTATTCCACCCATGATATTCCAGTCAGTATATGTTTCTGCATAGTTCCTGTTAAAGAGTACTTGGTGTATATTGGCATCCTTGTATTTTGTAAGAAAGTTTACCGAGTTTGCCACGTAAGAATCTTTGCGTACGAACAGCCAGTCGTCCTCGAGGTGGATCCAGAATTCTGGGCGTTCTTCCTTGAGTTTTTGCCAGATAATATTCATACTGCTACGGTGCCCCCTTTCTGCGGGTGTCTTCATATAGTATTCAAAGAAGGGGAACTCCTCCTGCATAGCAATTCTGTCATCTCGGGAAGAGCAGTCATCTACGCAAAAGAAAGAATCTACCGTGGACAGATCGGTCCAAGTGGCTAGCATGGAATTTACAGTCTTTCGAAAGAGATCGATACGTTTGCAGGTGGTCATTGTAAGAAGAATACGTAGAGGTCTAGGGGTTGTGAGAAAGGTGGAGGGGGCAGCGAAAGCGGGAGTGCAGGAAGTAAGATAAGAGTAGAGAGTGGCATACTGGGAATCCTGTAGACGAAAGCCTTTGGAATGAATTAGGTCGATATAGGAGCAGAGGCCTGTGGCATACGCAACGGTCGTAGGAATATGGGTTATGAAAAACTGTAGGTTGTGGAAGAGATTCTGTAGCCACCAGTCAGTTAGGCCCAGGTACTTATACTTGAGAATTGCAGTGAACATATTTGCACAGATATCAAGCCTTTTGCATCTCTCTGCTGCAATAATCATGTAATACGGAAGGTAGAAGTCAGCGTCGCAACGTCTGACGAACAGTTTATCTTCAATAGGGTCGTGTTCGTATTTGTTCTCATAGTACTCCTGGATTCCCCTATAGTACATGAGGGCAACCTGAGACATACCACGATTTATATAATACTTAACAAGGCGTAGTAAACATTCGGCTCTTTGCGAGTCGTAGCGGAAGGACTCGACTAGGTAGAATAGACCTTCTTCTGGTTTCCCTAGCTGTTCGTAGGCATCAAAGAGTTCAATGCAGGCAATGTACTGTTCCTGGGACCAAGTATCGAACGAGAGAACTTTCTTATAAAAGGGGATGGACTTTTCTCTCAGGCCGGCAGAGACGTAGCTGTTGCCACAGTAGAAGGCGTATCTCTTATAGAGGCCGTCGTTGGCGGCGAAGGCTTCTTCGAAGGCCTTATCGAGAATGAGGGCATCCTTCAAATACTTCTGAGGATCCTTACTACGGGCACCTCTCCTCCCAGAGACAAAGTGATAGTCGCCGAAGACGTCAGCGGATGGGCCACATGTCTCGACACAGGCAGGACACTCATGGAGAACACCTACGTACTTCCACTTCTTTCTATTGTTAAAGAGCTGGCACCTGCGATACTGGGTGCACCCTCTTGCACCGAATGTGAACTTGTACCAATCTGCTGTCATGTTATCGGGCAGCTTGAAGTCGCCGACAATCTCATCGTCAGCGTCCCATACGAAGGCATAGTCAGAGGTATTGTAGGCTGCTTCAAATGCGAGAGTGCGATTGTGACCAAAATCCTTCCATGCATGACGGTGGATCGAGCCCGGAATGCCCTCCTTGGCAAAGAAGTCTTCTATTTCGAAGATGGTGTTGTCGGTGGATCCTGTATCGCAAATACACCACGAGTCGAATCGAATGTAGGTTAAGAGATGTTTAAGAGTATCTCGGATGAGATGCCCCTCATCCTTGACGATCATCGTTAGACAGATTGTCGGCATTCTCCTACGGTCGATCGTTAATTAAGAAAGAATATGTACGCATTTCGCATGCTCATATATTCTTTTGTAGTAGATACACTATGTGCGAGTGGACCGCTTCTTCGCCTTGCCCTTCGCTTTGACATTTCTCTTCCTTGTAGTTCTCTTCCCCCCTTCGACAGTTAGAACTTCTGAGGGGGCGAAGCGGAATCGTTTATCAGGAGTTCCTGCATTATTGTTCTCTTCTCCTTCATTGATAGGAGAGAGGGGTAGACGACGTTTAGCCTTTAGATTTGGTCTGGGCGTTGATGGAACATTATAGACCCTGCTGTTTGTCATCCTGCTATTTGGAACCTTACTGAGCGAGAACTTGAAGTTGGGTATCTTATTGGATTGTGGTATGGTGAAGGGAACTGTTGGAGAAAGTACACCTTGCTCGATTAAGAATGCATCAACTTGTTGCTCCGTTGGCTCATATCTTGGTGAGGTTAATATGTAGTTCACTGCGTAATCGCCAATCATATCTAAGGGAGCATCTTCTGGCATGCCAATGAGTTGCAGGAAGCTTGCAGGAAAGGCGAGCTCTTCATCGAACGGTGCAAATTGAGTAACAATGACATCTGCGTTTGTTTGTTGATTCATTTCAGAGTTGTTTAGTTGTACATTACCACCAACAAGGTTTGTCATTTCATTCGCCACGGTAGAAGCATTATTTGCAGGGGGGCCAGGATTTTCAGCAGACTCATACTTCTTTCTTCTTCTTTCAGCTGCCTGTTTCTTATACGAGTAAAATGCATCCTCGGCGGCTTGTATCTCTTTCTCACGGAGTGCATTTGCTTCTCTGGATGCTCGTAGAACCTCGGGGTCTGTCGATCTGCGTACAAGAGTCTGGCCATCTCCCGTGAGTGCTTCTAAGAAGATCTCATCTGTAAAGGCAGAAAGTACCTTAAACTTTATGAGTAGGTGATACATATCGAGACTGCCAAGTGACTGTATATTATCATTAATGATTCTGGTAATAGCTGCTAAACGGGCATTCAAACCCTCCCTGATGCTTGGAGGAATATTCTTTAGTTTAATTAATGAGCAATCGTATTTGGCAGAATCACGCAAGTGATTATAATATGTTTGTATAAGGGGGGTATTCAGGTTATATCTCTGACTCTTATAATTAAGGATTATGAATTCATAATTTGATTTGATCTGGTTGCAGCAGCGATGCGCCCAATCATACTCGAGACGCAGTGCATTCTTTTCTCCTTGTGTATATCTGTCGATTCTTTCTTGTGTTAGCCACAGGTGCGATAGCGCTGAAACAACGGGTAGCACATGTTCGCACTCTTTCGTGTCATGTTTCTTTAGAAATAGGTCGCCGCATAGATAGCAACGGGGATTTGTATTTGGCTTAGTATTTCCATAGAGTGCACGCTTGCACTGTTCGGGATTGCCCGTAACAATTAACTTCGACTCTCTCCAGTCAGAGAAGCAGACGCTGAAGAGAGTATTAAACCATGCAGTATAGCTGGTCTCTGACTTATTCTCATCCCATTGATCACGTGCAGGAATATCTGTAAGAAAGTTTTTCAAGAAGTTGGCACTTCTGAAATAAGAGAGTCTCTTCGCTAAGTCGGGACTTCCTTTTGGTATTTGTGTTTTGAACTTCTTTATGATAAGCCCTTGAAGGATTAATGCACCTGCTTTATCTGTACCGGCACCGGGCTTCGATTGAACAAGCTTCTTAAAATCAGTCAACGACTTTACCTTTAGGGCCCTTAATACAGAGCCTGCAGGTATTGACGTAAGAAATGTTACAGAATTATTATTTCGAGCTCCCGAAGACATACTATACTATAGGCAGTAATTAATCACAACAACATGCAACCGACGTTGTTTGTAGGAAATATGTTTATCTATTGCGGTAGAACGGGAGCGTCAAGCTATGCGGGAACATATCCGTTCTATGGAAACGGAATCTACTAGTGAGTGAAGTAGTGTGATGTAGTATGAAGGTGTAGTGTAGTGTGTGACAGTGTGTGATAGAGTATGATAGAGTGTTACTGTGTGTTACTGTGTGTGATAGAGTGTGATGGTGTGTGACAGTGTGTGACTGTGTGTGACTGAGCAGTACTGAGTAGGTAGTGTCGGCATCGTTTAGTACTGAGTAGTTATGACGTAAATGTGTCATAGGGGTTGATTGGGTGTAGATATTTTGATATGTGACGGTGCCCGTCTCGATATCAAACTAGGACGATGAGTGTGACGTAGACGCATCATGACTGGGTGCAACTTATTGCGATTATGCAGGACTGATTAGGGAGTGTCGACATCGTTTAGGCTCGAGTGGTTATGACGTAATTGTGTCATAGAGGTTGGGTGGAGTATAGATATTTGACGTCTGACGTTGATTCTCTCAGATGCAAACAAGTATGACGATGATGACATGGATACATCATGAGTGAATGCAACTGAATAGGACTGAATAGGAAGTGTCGGCATCGTTTAGGTTCGAGTGGACATGACGTAATTGTGTCATAGAGGTTGCGTGGAGTATAGATATTTGACGTCTGACGTTGATGCTCTCAGATGTAAACTAGGATGACGATGATGACATTGATACATCATGACTGAATGCAACTGAGTGGGACTGAATAGGAAGTGTCGGCGGTGTAAAAGGTGGTGTGCTGATGACTTGTTTACGTCATGTGTTGATACAACTGAATATATCTTTATGTGACTGAATGGGCAGTGTCGATATTGA